GATATGCTGATTATAGCATATTCATTTTATGTTTGGTAGTGTTTTGTTATTTTTTTCTTACTTCTCCAATAAACTCTATAGTGAGACAAAGATTGAAAAAATAGGATATACCGGAGAAACAAACTTCTATCAAGTAGATTTATCTGCATTAAGTTTTGGCGTCTATGAGTTTTTCGCCTCAACCGGTCAATACTGTTTACTTGGAAATTATGTTGATTATTGGTCAATAATTAGTAGCACTAATGATGAGTTCAAACTTATTGATAAAAATACATTGCAAATATACTCTGGTTCATGGTATTCCGATGTGTACAGAAGAAAAATTTTATAATTTTTAACTGTAACTTTTAAATACAACCGGAACTTGGGAGAATGGAATTTAAATTAAAGCCATTTTTATCTTAGCTCACTGTCATAATATTTTTACCCATTTACCATTAGAATACTGCGCTGCCGCTAATTTTTTCGAAGCGTTTTCCACCCCAATGAAATTTATATTGTTTTGCCCAGCGAGTACAATCCCCCAAGCCCAGCCGCTGTACAATCCGCCAATTGTTCCCCATACAGGAAGTAAATTACAACCATCGCCAGAGCTTACGCTATTAAGTATAGTGCTGACACTAGCTTCATCACTAAGAATTAAGACTTTTTTCGGCACCTTATCACCATTTAGTGCATTTATTGCCCCGATGATTGTCTTGTTATTAGTCTCTAATTTCGAGATAACAGCCGTTGCCATTTTATCAACTACATAATCCCAAAACTTGCTCATTAATCCGCGCTTATTCGCTCTCGCAGTTGCGTCATACAGCATTACTTCGTCATTATCCGCTAACGTATCTTTTGATGTGTATTCAGTCCATTTTGGCATGTTGTTGTCCTCCTTTAATTCAGTTGATTTTTGTTAATATAGTCTTCGATTGCCTTAATATTTGCCGACAGCCCCTCATCAAAAATGAGAAAATTTCCTTTCTCGTTCTGGCTCAAAACCTTTCCACTTTCGGTGTCAATCGTTGAGTAGGTAAAAGCGATTCTATCGCCCTCGCCTGTTGACAATTTCATAAATGATGTAAGTTTTTTAATCTGGCTCATAATAATTCTCCTTCCATTTCTTGAATTAGTTTTTCTCTTTCCGAGAACATTTCATTCTCAATGTCGTTCAATCTAAAATTAACTTCCCTATCTTCTTTTCCGGCATTAAAGCGTATAAATTCTTTATTTTTCTGCTTTGCTTTCAGCTCCCACGCAAAATGCAAGCCTGGTGTTCCTTTTACCTTGAAATAAGTATTTGTCTTTTCAGCTATCCATGTTTGTCCCTCTCCTTCATTCTGTAAGAACACATAATACTCGATTCCTGTGTCGGTCGATTCCTGAAATATATCATCAATCATAATGATTGCGATTCCGTCATCTCCGATTACGCCACCGCCAAAATCTCCCAGAGTTGGAGTTGGAGTCTCGTAGCAGTAAAATAGCTGTTCTCCATAGTTTTCAGTGTCAGCTATTATGGATTTTGTTCCAGAAACCTTAAAATCGCCAAAAATACTAACATCTGAATTGAATTGTGTTCTTCCCAGATAATGTTTTGAACCGTCTGTAAAGCCACTTTCTGTTGTTGTATTATGTGGTGTTAAATTTAATGAGTTAGCGTAAGAGGATGTAATACCACTTGCGCTGTATTTAATAAATTGTCCTTGTGCATCCATAGCAAGCATTGATGGAGCGTTATATTCATTTCCTACGGAAATCTGTAGGGTTCCATTTTTTTTATTATAAATTCTGTTGTTTTGAATCGTAAATCCGCCTATAGTGGCTCCAATTGCCGCAAGCTCATTCAAGGACATTTTTTCAGCCGTGACCGCCTTAGCATCTAATTTTTCTGTGGTAATAGAACCAGCTGCTAGAGCATTAGCGGCTATGCTCAACGCTTTAATAAATTGTCCATTTACATAAATGTTTCCGTTTTCGTCTAAATAAATTCCCTGTGCCTTGCCACCATTGGTAAGCTTGCTGAAAATATCGACTTGTGTCTGTCCATCGACAGCTGATTTTGCTGAGCTATTAGCAATCTCATCGACCGTCTTTCCTTGTAGCGAAAAAGTCTTTGGAGCTAGAATAACATTTCCGTTGCTGTCGATTTCTAAAGTCACATTATTGTCGTCATCAATAACTTTCAGTCCTCGACCATTGATTCTCTCACCAGCAAGCAGTCCAGCCAGAATATATTTTGCATTAACGTATACTTTTCCATCTTTGATATAGATTCCCTGTTCAGTGCCGCCTTTTGTGAGTTTATTGAACACTTCATCCTGTCCAAGACTGGTATCATACTTATCAATTGCATTTTTAATATCGTCTTTGTCTGCATACTTGAAATCAATCCAATCGGATGCGTCAAACGCTCCGCCAACACGATTTACAGTGGATGTTTTGAGGGAAGCCTTTCCTTCACTATTGGTTGTCACCCACAAGTCACCTTCGTAATATGGCGGTTTTGGCTGAACCATATAGACAGATGACTTCCCATCTATCTTGTCTAACAGCTCATTTGGTATGGATTGTGGTTGCCAAATACCGGATTTGTAAATCCATTGAGTGTTATCAGAAGTATTGTGCCAAAGGTCACCTTCATGCTCTGCTTTCTCTGATTCCCATACCAAGATAATTTCATTCCCGGATTCATCCAGAATCTTGTTTCCGTCAATATCGCACCATGGTTGTTCCTCTGTTTTTGTCCATTTAAGAGAAGGGTCGTTTGGCTGATACCAAGTTTCAATTTTTCCATCAATCTGTGTTTTTAAAGAATTAAGAGAATCTTTAAAAACGCCATTGATAAATAAATCTAAAGAACTATCATCTGTGTATTTTGAAGCCTTTTCCCAATCTGAAGCAGAATAAGAACCGCTTGCTCTGGCAACTTTACATCTCATCAAATCACCATTAGAGCCTTGTGTCCATAAGTCTCCAATGTCATAAGGTGGCTCTGGCTGAACTACGAATACTCTGCGCTTATGATCTGCCGTATCTTGCGCTTTTTCTGCGGCGGCAAGTGCTAACGTGATATCGGTATCTTGTACCAATTGCCATTTCCAAGTTGCCCCATCTTGCATAAAACGGTACGCATATCCCCTGGATTTCCAGTAAAATAGGTCGCCCTCATGTTTCTTTCGTTCTTCGTTGGTAGTCCACTCGGAAGCCGGGATATTCTGCAAGGTCGGTTCATAGTCATAAAAAAAAGTCTCAATCTGTCCGTCGATTTGAGACTGCAAATTATTGATATCAGTTGTGTATGTATTGCTTATAAAATTATTTACTTCTGTTTCTGCTTTTTCCTTTGCAATCGCATTAACATCTTTTCCCTTGACTTGTACGGAATCCGCATTAATAACAACCCTTCCTGTTGTTACATCAACCAGGAAAGTTATGTTTCCATCTTTATCAATAGCCTTAATGGTTCCCGTATTAATCCAATCTGCATTAACACCTGTAGCCGTAAGGATTCTGGCAATCACATCACCATCAACTGTCATGCCACCATTCCAATGTTGCCCACCATCTGTAGAAACAGCCCATGCTTCCGCAGTCATTTTCCATATAATATCAGAATCGGACAACTGTGGCTTATTATGAAGATAATAGATTTTGCTTCCGTCCGGCTGTGTTTCTACTGTCGTGTATGTTCCAGAAGATTCCGCAAGGCGTTGTGATAATTCTTCCAGTGCCTTTTCTCTGGCGGTACGTTCATCTTTTAAGTTCTTTTTGTTTTCAGCTTGCATCTGTTGGTTAAGTGTATACTGTTTCTGCTTATTCCTAGATACACTCTTAGCACTGCATTCAAGTTGCTCAAATGCGCCTGGATTCAAAGTAACAGAAGTTAGGAAGCTCTTATACTGTTTCCCATTTCTATCAGAAATTGCAATGCTGTCACCAGCTTCCCATGCTATATTAGTCAATGCGCCTGTGGTAAACGGTCTGAATTTCAGTCCCACGCACCTGTCTGCGATAATCTGGCATATTTTCTCACCAGAGCCTTCTTGAATCAACTTATTATCACTGATTTCGATAACATAGCCAGATTTCCCCGACTGATATGTTTTCGCTTCATTTTGAGAAGAATTTTCAACGTATTCTGTAACTTTTACACCTGTTATTTCAATATCGTACAGCCATGGTGTAAATCCATTTGTATCAATCGCAGAAATTCCGGTTTGCATAGTCGTAATAATCTGCGCGCCAGTGGTATCTAAGATATCTTTCCCTTCAATATCTTTCCATGGGACTTCTTCCTCATTATAAAAATCGTCCGGCACTTCATTTTTATACCAGTCAAGGCATAATCTGCCGTATGCATCTGTTTTCGCCCACTGGCAGCCCATCTGTGCTACCCATGCAATTACCTGTCGAAAAGTAATACTGCTATCATCTGGTCGATTCTGGATTACAAAATCATCGTTATCAAATCTTGTAGATTGCAGTGTTACTCCGCAGACTTTACAAGCGTCTTGAATAATTTGCAATCTTGTTGCCGGATAAGTTAGTTTACTTTCTGAATAATCACGATCAAATAATCGCATTGAATCTTCGCAAGTTAGGCTGATAATTGCAGTGCTTTGATATGGCGCATCTGTTACTTTCATGGTGCAGATACGGATTTTTTCAATACCAGTAGATAATTCAAGTCCGATATAGCAAACAACCCTTGCTCCGTCCCAGATGTAATCTGTGTACTTGCCAGAAAAGTTGTTGATCTGCAATGTCAGCTTATTTACGATAGCTGCGCCGATATCAAAAGAACCACTTTGCGATACTGCATCCTCAAATTTGAAGCCATTAGACCATAAGTCTTTGTCGGTAATGGATAATGTGCTTCCGTCCGTAAAGGTAAAATCTGCATATTTCAGATAGTTACGGTTCCCACTATTCTGTTGTTCTTTAAATTCCGTTGATAAATTTCGCATATCTTACCTCTCGATAAAGTCAAAACTAAGTCCTTCCATGCGCTCATTTCCAATCCACCAGCACTTAAAGGGTGATTCCCTGTCCCCAACATAAAATGTTCTGGTTTCGTGCTTATTTGCGGATAACAGGTCTGGATATGTGACCTGTATGTACTCTGGGTTTACCGCCTGTATAATCTTGCAAGCAGTGTCCCAATCTGGGCCATTCCAGCCAACAGACAGCTTTCGTTTCTGTCCAACTCTGTTTTTGTGCATGGTCGTATCGTCTGTTCTGCCGGATTCTGATGCCGATATATCCTGTAATCCCCATGTAAAAGAAGAAGGACAGGGCATTGCTACCCCATCCACTTTTAAAAATGCTTCTGCCATATGCTAACCCTCATGCAATCATTTTTGTTGCTTCTCTTTGAACAAATTCTTTGATTTGCTGATATCCCCACCCACAGTTAATAAGACTGCTTACAAGCATTTCCATACTCTGAACTTTCGCCAAGTCATCACCTGTGAAGAAATCTCTAAGATTCTCTTTTGCTTTTACGCCATAATCACTTTCAAGCTCTTTTGCTGTCTTTCCGAATAAATTGCGATAAATCAGATTTGTATAATTTGGATAAGCAAATCTTTTATTTGGACTTTCCGTTATTTTCATCTTAATTGTATCTGTTAGGATATGCCGAATAACAACACCCTTGTCACGTTCAATTTGCCATTGCTGGCGTTCTGTATATAAGCGTTTTAACTCGCTTTCCATCTGGTTGAAGGCTTCAATATACTTAATTTTCCATTTTAAGGCTTTTTCGCCAGTAAAGCCCATTACAAGCAAGGAAAAACCGTTTCTATCCATTTCGTACATTGGATATTCTTTTCCACGATTCTTATATGTTGTGAGTTGAAAAAATTTGGCGGCTGAATTATCAGCCACGAGATTTTCAATTGATTGTAGAACATTCTTATGTTCTTTCTCAAAAACCTCTGCAACTTTCAGACTTGTTGTAATAAGTTTCTCTTCGTATCTTTTTCCAACGATTTCTACCAGCATAAATTCATATCTCCTTTATGATTTATTTTTTGGCAACAAAAAAGCGCCTACCCCGAAAGGTAAACGCTTTAAAATTTGCTTATTATGATTTTATATTATAGCATAGGTGGTTGGTATCATTCAGTATATTTTGGTATCATTCATGGTCTTCATATTCAACCATTGTCTTAACCACGCCGTAAAGCATATTGATATTTTTCTCTTTTGTGATTTTTTCAATCAGTTCTAAAATCTCTTCCTTACGTGTCATTCCACAATTCCTCCCAACACTCTAATCAATTTCTGTTTGCGGTTATACTTCAAAATCTCGGAAATCTGCCCCATCATATCATCCATCGTCATGTTGCTCTTCATGCTGTTGCAACGCTTACACGCAAGTTGCAGATTCTTAATATCATTGGTGCCGCCCCGAGACAACGGAGTAATGTGGTCGATTGTCATTTTCTTGAACTTGACAGGCTTACCGCATATCGCACATTTTCCGTTGCACTTGGCGTACACGCTCTTCTTCTGAAAGTCATTGAACTGGATTCTGTTTGCCATACGATCACGCTTTCTGCTCTACCTGGGTTACTCGCTTGTCTACTACGATAACTGCCTGTAATTCTTTGGAGATTCCAGAAAGAGCTGGATAATCATAGGTTCCTGTCTTTCTGATAGATGGCAATACTTCTTTTGTAACCCACGACTTAAATTTCTTTGCAGATTCTAGCTTGCTTCCGAAAATAAGAGCGTAAAGACCAGACTCGTTAATAAAGATGGTTTCCTGTATTCTTCCAAGAGAATCGGTGAGTCCCTGTTTTAGGGAATCATCTTCTTCAACGTGACTTGCAATAGCACCTAATGGTTTTGCGTACCCCAAAGATAAAGCCACATCTTTTCCAACAAACCAAGGTTCTCCGTCAATCATAGTTGTTCTGATATTTCCAAATTCTGGATTATTAAAAATCTGTAACTCATTCATATAAAAAATCTCCTTTCGGTGTTTACAATTACACCGAAGGGAGATATAATAACAATATCAACCACTTCGGTGTGTTGAGTGCTTAAAGGGTTCCGACTTTTCCAGGGTGCGGGAATCCTTTTTTATTTGTTTGCTTTTAACATATTCTTGATTTCGATAATTTCCTGTAAGATTTTATCCTCTTTGTCTGCACGAATATCTCCATCAATTAATCTGCGAATATAATCGTTTTTACTCACCCCCATTTCTTTTGCTTTCTCACTGACAAAATCAAGCTGTTCTTCTGTCAGTCTTAACGTAAATGTTTTAATACTCATTAGTAGCATTTCTCCTTTCTTGAAGTCATATTGACTTCTTGCTTATAATATACCATGAAGTCATTTAGAAGTCAATATCATTTTCTGTTTTTTTAAAATCTTTGCTATTAAAAATAATAGCAGAAATTTATTGACATTTCACTAAAAATTCTATAATATAATAATGCAATCAAAAACAATAGCATTATGAAAGGAGAGAAAGTATGCTAGTAAGAAATAAAAAACAAGTGCAAAAATCTTTTAGAATTGACGAAGATGTTGAAAGAGATTTAGGGCTACTGTCACAGATCACAGGAAGAAGTCAAAATGAATTGGCGAATGTTGCGCTTGAAGAACTGCTGCAAGATAACAGTATTCATTTTCTAAATATTGCAATATTGGAGCATTATGAAAGTGAAGTTGAAAATGCGGATGAAATAGCACCTTTTATATTGGGAGGACTAGAAGTTCAGTTTGCCCCTGTTGACGGAACAAGTGAAATTGAAATTACAAGCATTGTTAGGGACGGAGAAAAAGAACTGGATAAGTATACAAAGAGAATAGATGAATGCAACGGTAATGAACTTGAAAATTATCTTATGTCTTTAAGTATGTATATAGATGTAAAGGCAGAAGATACTGTACAGTATTTGAAAGATAGAACGGATTATAGAGATTATGTAAAAGTAAGAAACAAATAAAAATAAGAGATTCCGTACCGACCAAAGTTAAGAATCTCTTAAATAATTCTGCCACCAAATAGGAGGCTATATAAAGTATAGCACTATATGCCTCCTATTTGCAAATGAAAATTAAAATTTTACAGGAGGATTTTTTTATATGAATGAGTTGCAAAAAGTAGAATACAATGGGATTATTGTTCTTACAACACAGCAGATTGCAGAAGCGTATGGAACCGACGCAAAAGTGTTGTCGAAAAATTTTGAAAGAAATAAAGATAGATTCATTGAAAGAAAACACTATATTAAGTTGTCTGGAGATGAATTGAAAGAGTTTAAAGCTAATCGTCAAAATGACGAGAACCTTAAATTTGCTCCTGTTCTCTACCTATGGACACAGAAAGGCGCATTTCTTCATGCAAAATCATTAAACACTGATAAGGCATGGGAAGTGTATGACATTCTTGTAGATAATTATTTTGAGAAGAAAAAAGAAGAAATTAATGTAAATCAGCTGTCCCCCGAACTGCAAATGTTCAACCAGATTTTCCAACAAGTAGCTAAGACTGAACTGGAACAGAAGAAACTTGCGGAGCGTGCCGACCAACAAGAGAAGAACATGAAAACCATCATTGATACCTTTAAGGGAACGGATTCTGATGTTGGAACAGAGAAATGGGTAAACAGATGCATTTCCAAGATTGCCGAGAGTGATGATTTTTCTTACTCATTCGGAAATAAATATGCCGCCGCCAGAAACGAAAGCTACCGAAGATTATCGGACAGAGCCAGCTGCCGATTAGATCAGAAACTTAGAAATGCGATTTCCAGAGCTGAGGAAAGAGGTTGCACAAAAGAGCTGATTAATCAGATTAGTAAACTGTCCGTAATTATGCAAGATAAGCGACTGAAAGAAATTTACATTGGTGTGATTAAAGAAATGATGATTGCATATAGAGTAGAAATCGCATGATTGCCGTATAGCCAAGAAGTCTTGGCTCTATTTTTATAACAGCAAAAAGGCTAGGGATTTCTCCCTAGCCCTAATCTTATCAGTTAATGTATTCAACGTCTATACTTGGCAATGTAACTTGTTTCCCAAGAAGTGTTGTAGAATTTAATGTTCCGCTACAAGTTCCGTATACGGTTACCCAATCTCCTTCTAGGTAATGTGTTTCGCCATCCTCATAGCTATATGAACAATCCCATTTATTACCGTTTCCGTCAACAATATACAACGTATATCCACCGAATATTCCTTCTAATGACTGATCTATTGTTCCAGAGACAACACAATGTTTTTTATCGTAACTGTCTGGATTTCTCAATATATCATTATAATCTAACGTCTGGCAAAGTGCCTTGTATTCGTCCTCTGAAACTTCTTTTGAATTAGCAACTTCTTCTGTCACTACAAAATACTGTGATAAACTATCATCTGAAGCATCCTTTTTATAGCTTTTAGCTTCATCACCTTTTGCAAATACCATACAATTCTCTAAATTTATGGAATCTCCCATAAATCCCCATGAATCTACATTTGATACTGTTCCAAGAATAGCAACCACATCATCATCTTTAAGACCGCTTTCATATTTTGCATACAATTTACTATCAGATACATTAAAATTACTCATCATGTATTTATCACCAATAGTAACTTGCACCTTATTGTCTTTAATCTCACTTATTGTTGCTACAGTATAAATTTTAGCTCCGCTCATATTGACTGCATATTTATATAAATCGCTGTCAGTGATATAAGAATATTCACCAGAATTAAATGTTTGTAATTCATCATCAAAAGTAATTGGAGCCACATTCTGTTTTTTCTCTTCTACTGTAGGAGTTGCTTTTCTTTCGTAACTACTGGATTTTTCCGTCTGCGTTTTGGATGTATCTGCTGTTTTCTCTGTTTTAGATGAATACCAGCCAATTAGAATAAACACAAGGCAGATAAAACCAAAATAGTTTGCGCATCCCCCTTTTTTCTTTTTCTTGGTAGCTGTCGGCTGTGGCGTGTACTGTGGTTCTGGTGCAGAATATGTTTTAGGTTTTTCGATATTCTCAATAGTTGTTCTGGTCTTGTTTGCTTCGCCCCTGTCGCAATTATCCATTACACTCTTTTCAAGCATATACCATTCAACAACATATTGTTTTTTGAAGTACCGCTCCGCAATCTCTGTTGTAAATTCTTTTGCCTGTTCATATGCGGAAGAGCCTGTTGATAAGCAAATTTTGAAAGGCTTTGCGTATTTCGGAATTGAAAAAGCAACTTTCAACTGTACTCTCCCTAAATCGTCTGGTTCTTCTTTATCATAATTCAATACAAAATCCATAGGATTTGCTTCAAGTAACAAATTTCCTTTGTAGTAAACCTCAATATTCGCTTTTGAAGCCTTGATTCTCATGGAATCTAACATCTCAATGTCGTATTCCTTTTGCTTCTGTGGCGGTTCATGTGTTACATTTCCCTGTGTTATCGGGAATCCACAGTTCGGGCAACTTGCCGCTTTATCACTTATTTCCTTGCCGCATTCTGGACATTTAATCAGTGCCATAAATATCCCCCTCCTTAGTATGATACCCATATTGTACCACCTTTGGGCGTATTCTGGAAGCACTATTTCGCTTTTCTATCAATTTCCGCAGTTACGGCAAACAAAAGAGCTTCGGCAAATTTTGCTCCGACCGAATCGGAGTATTTATCGTGAATCCGGCTTGCTTCCATGGTGAGATTTTCCCACTGCGGAATATCGTCCTTTGAGATAAAAGCGTACTTCTTGTGAAGATTCCATATATCTTGCCAGATGGAAAAGTAAGTCTGCTTGAAATCCATTATACGTACAACACTCCATGATATTTCTCGAGCCTATATTTCTGTTTCACATTTGGATATTTTTCACGATCTACCTCACTGTAAAACATATTTTTCGGTCTGGCGTATAATTGCTTACTGCCATACAGGGCTTTGTATATCACTAGGTCTTCTCCTGTTTCCGTATGCCTAGCAAAACCGACAATCTCATACAGGTATTCATTGTCACGCGGATTCTCGATAGTTTCTCGCTTAAAGTGCTGTACAATATCCCCTGGCTTAAATAATTGTCTGTTCATTTTCATTGTTACCTTTCTCCACAATTAATTAATTTCTTTGCTCAAATTTCAATTTTCTTTGCTTGTGCCTATATTTTATCGGGTGAGAGGTTTTGAAACGGATTTGGTTATTTTATCGCAGTAATTCTTTGTCAATAATCTGGAAATTCGCCCTGTGGATATAAAGAGCTTTTCCGTCAATCATTAACTTTGTCATTTTAGGTAGATCATCCGGTATTTTCCAGAACACCTCGTCACCAGAATATGCGGCTATTGGCTGTCCAAGTTGGGATTTGATTACTACAACCCTGGATTTCCCGAAATAATTTTTATAATAATTCACAATCCCGGCTATGTATGTGTTCTCTGAAATCTTCCCGGTTGAATGGCTAATTATATTCTCCTGTGTAAAATCAACCTCTGGCTTCAATCCTTTTTGCTCAAAAATACAAGTATCACCACAGCTTTCAATTTCTTTACCGTCAATCAGAATTGTAATAACGGAAGATACGTCATAGCTTGTTGTTTCGTTACCCTCACTATCGTAGCCCTTGGATTTGGTTTTATTCCCGGCAATGTTGATCTTGTCCCCAGTAGTAGTCATAACCTTTTGACCGTAGTTGTCGTATGTATAGATTGTGTAGCTGTTACCAGAAAGATTCCCTTTCACGTCATTCATGTAATCGTCATTCGCTGCACAGCCTGTTAGACCTGTGATAATGCAAATACAGATAATGGTTGCCAATAGTGCTTTGATTATTTTCATAATGTGTCCTCCCTGTCCCATTCTGTGTCAGATTTATCTGACATAATAATATCGTTAGATATTATTCAAAATATAATTCTTTCTCTTTTTCTTAATCTAAATCTATATCTAAATCTATATCTAAATCTAAACCTTTATCTAAACCTTAATCTGAGTGCGTCTACTATGCGTCTTTTGTGCGTCTAAAAAAATAAGAACTCTAAATTCGTCATTTTTATATTATATTTCACCAAAATTCAACTTGTAAAAATACATATTTTCTCTGTTATGCTGTTTTTACAGATTTTTGTGTCGAAATAAAATTCTTATTTATTTCTTATTTAACGCTTATTTTTTCTTATTTGATGCAAAATAAAAAATTATTTTAACTTAAATTAAAACTTGTTTTTCCTTATTTGCTCCCTATTTAATGCTTATTTACTATCATTAATAGTAAAATAAGGTCTTATTTGAGCAATTTAATTTTCAGATAAAGCCTTATTTTACCGAAATTAATTATTCAAACAAGCTAAATACGTCTTTGCAAAATTCCTCATAGTCGGTATTCCCGACCAGTGGCATTTTATTTCTCAGCTTTTCCATTGCTTTAAAAAACTTGACTTGATCTTTGTTCCAGATTTTACAGGAAACAAGAAGATACTTCTCTTCTGTATGTCCATATTCTTTTCCAAAATTCACCCGAATTTTCTCATTCTTAAAAAGTTGGTCTGCCAGATACTCTTCTGTATCTGCAAAAATGTATTCACTGCGGAATAAATGCTTTTGGATTAAGATGTAATTTTTATATGACATGATATTCCTCCCTGTGAAAAATGTTCCATTTTAAATCGAACCTTTCCAGACCTCATTTTAAATGCGGGCTGTCTAAAAATTCAAAATCATGCGGCAATTTTATTAATTCCTTTATTCAGAATAAATTCTTTTATTTCGTTATATCCCCAGCCATATCCGACTAATGCGCTCACAAGCATTTCTGCATTCTGGATTTTCACCAAATCTTCTTCTGAAAAATAATCTCTCATACTTTCTTTTTTTGTGATTCCGAATTCCTCTCTTAGTTGCTTGGCGTTTTTACCAAATATGGACTTGTAAATAACGTCCGTATATGTAGAATAGGCATGTCCGTGCATTCTTTCATTTTCAGAAGATTGCTGGATTGCCTTTGTCAATGCCTGTCTTACTGCTATTCCTTTAGCTCGTTCAAGTTCTGCTGCACGCTGCTTTTTAAAAGCAATTTTTAAGGATTGTTCGCAACCAATAAAATAGTTTCTTGCTTGTTCTCCTCTTTCAGATTTTGATAGCATTGAAAGTTTTTTGGCGAAATGGGCAGTTATCTTATAATCAACAGTTTTATTACCCTCGACATAAATGTCGAACCCCCAATAGTCTTCATTTTCTACCGCAAATGAATTGTCGATAATATTTGTTTTCGCCCATCTTGAAAATTGTCCCTGTGCAAGTCCTAAAAATGAATATAGTTTTCTTGCAGTAGTCATGCCTTCTTCGTCAATCCCAAGTGCAATCTCAATAGGTGTCTGTTCACTTGTTATCAAAACTTCATTTTCCATTCTCCATTCCTCCTTATATTGATGGATAAAATAAAAAGAGCCGCCAAGTAAGATAAAAATTCCTCAAAATCGAGAAATATTAATTTCTTCTTAGCGGCTCAAAAATCAAGACCGTGTGTACTTCTTCATTGAAGAAATTATACCACACAATCAGTCAAAAATCAATATGCCGGGGATGGTTTGAAACGGCTATCCGTATCATTCTGGGCTTTTGTTACTGCTTTTGCAATCTCGCTTCCATCCAGAATAATGCTGTTCATAATGTACTGCGGATTCTTGTTTCCGCTGTTCATACTCATTGCCATTGCAACTCCTTGTGCTACTGCTTTTGCCATTTCTTCTTTTGTAAGTCCCATGCTTCCGTCTGAGCTGGAAACAATGCTGTCTGCGATCTTCTTCATTGTTCGTGGGTTTTCCAGTGGAAGAACGGCTTCAGAACCAGCTTCACCGATACCGATTACCTGTGCGCCATTAAAAAGACCACCTTTGGCGTACCAATTAGGCTTGTAAACTGGTGTAGAACTGGTTTTTCCACCTCCAAGATCATGTTTTCTCCACTTTGAAATATAATAAGTCAGAGTCGGTAAATGTACTTGTTTCATGCCATCAGCAAATGATTGAGCAGTTTCCCGACCAATTGATGTAAGATTAACATTAAATAGCCTTTTAATTTTATCCGAAATCCCAGACAAATTAGATTCTGTGTAGGTTTTCATTTTTCCAGTTTCCGTGTCAACTTTACCAGAAGCCTTTTCCCAAATCTGGTTTGTATTGATCAGAACGGAAGACCAATAGCTTTGAATAGTGGTCATAACCTTACCCATTATATCTTTGGTATCGGTGTCCATGGTTCCGAGAGCTGTTGATACTGCATTTGCGGAATTTCCCCAGTTTGTTTTAGAATTGGTTTCAACATCATCATTCGTGTTCTTTATCTTTGACCAAATGGAAGGCATTGTGCTTTCTGTGCTTTTTTTCATTCCAGCCATTGCAGTGCTTACGGCAGTATTGGCGAGACCAAAACCAGTTTTTGTCTTGGATGATACGGATTCGGATGCTGTTGCAACTGATTTGCTCATTGTTGATGAAGCTTTCGGAACATCTTCTGAAAAAGCTTTTATAACTTTTCTTGTGTCAATTCCCATCTCTGCCATTTTATCCATCAATGCTTGGAATGCGGCTCTAGCTGTTGCACCAGATAATTCTTGCTGTTGAAGGACAGTACTTAATTCATCAAACTGCGTTGGAGTGATTACTGCTTGATATGAAAGTCTTTCCAGTGCAGATTTCGCATTATCAAACTCAGTTCCCATTGTTCCAATATATTCATTAATATTTCCGATATGGGAATTTGTAGAGGTATCGGATTCCTCCATTGCCTGTTTTAATGCTTGCTTAAATGTATCGGAAGAAATTCCAAGATTTTCAAGTGATGTTTCTACAGTTTGGAGCTGTCCATCAAAATCAAATGCATTGTCTTTCACATTTTTCAAATCGCCACCAAGCCCAATAAATTTATCCCCAGAAACTCCAGTTTGGTCTTCAAGTATTTTCAAGGCTTTTCTGACAACTTCAAAATCGTTGAATGCGTCCGCTGTGGAATCTTTAAAGTCCATAGCTTTTTTTACTTGTCCAAGTCCTTCCATGACAAATGCGGTTGCGCCCAAATTGGTTGCGTATCCCCAAAATCCTTGGAATTGTCCACCAGCTGTTTGTGCGACGTCACCAAGATTTTTTATCTTTTCAGCAAGGGTAGTAAATCCTCCATTTCCTGCGGATTCTGCCGCATCCCCTAAATCTTTTATTGCTTCTTTTGCTCCACTCGTGCCATCTCCAAGGACATCTGCTAATTTTTCAGCAATGAGATCAGCATTTTCTTTGGCAATAATTTTTCCGCCAATGTGATCAATAAGGTTCCATGCAAGTTCTCCAATTCCGCTTACTTTAAGAACATTTACGACAAGAAAGGCTTTTCCAAGAATATCAACAAGACTTCCAACAAGCGGATGGTCTTCTTTTATTCCATCCACCAATCCGTTAAAGGCACTTGATAAACCACCAAGAATCAAATCAGCCGCAGTACTAAGTATTTCGCCCCAAGGCAACTCTCCTAAGAATGTTCCAACGCCTTGTCCAAACTCATAGAAAGTGTCTTTTGTAAGCGTATTTTTCAACGCCGTACACAGGTGAGATATGAAATCTCCAAGTGCTTGTCCATTTTCTTTCCAGTTTGTTTTTTTCAAGAAAGTAGAAATTCCCTCTGTGATATTATTAGTAAGTTCATCCCAGTTTACAGTTTTGGTAAACGCAGCCAAGCTTCTAAACGCTCCATTTAAAATTCCAGATAAAGAATCTGCAATATCCTTCATGGAAATTTTGGACACAGCGCCATTTAAAGCTTTTCCAAGTGAACTACCAAGCTTATCCCAACCAGTTACACCAGCGCCGTCCTCTTCTGACATACGTTTTACAAATCCAGATAGAATTTTCCAGGAAATCATAAACTTATTTCCAAGCAATTCACCCAGATTAGTCCAGTTGATTTCATCCAGTGCGCCGATTAACCCATCACCAATATTTCTGCCGATTAATCCAAAATCAATACCGCCATCACCAATAAGCTGATTAAGAGTATTTACAGCTGTGTTGATTCCCGTCCCGATAGTTCTTCCAAGCAAGTCAAAATCAAGTCTGGTATTTAATGAATTGAATGCTCTTGTAAATGCGTCTGTAAACTCAGTTATTTTCGGGGCAACATTTTTCCAGTTAATAACCTCATACACCTTGCTCATTCCGAGATTAAGCATATCGGCAATAGTAGTTCCTACACCCTCCCAGTCTTTCGCCAGGAATGCTTTTCTAATTTTGGAAGCCCATTTGTTAATAGGTGTTTCATCGACAGTCAAAACTTCGTCCAAGGAATCTTGTATTCCTGCAAAGCTATCAGCCAAATCGCCAAGTCCAGAACCAAGGCTTTTAGATGCAGTCCCGGAATCGTTTGAGTTATCAGCAAGCTGATTTAATTGGTCGAATGGTAATACAGAAAGTGCCTTTTTCAGCTTCTTTGCAGATGATGTAGCGTCATCCAATCCAGAAGAAGCATCATCCACAGCCGTTTCAATTCCACCCAGATCAGATACAACATCACTAACACCAGTCTGTGAACCTTTAAGCTTCTTTCCCATCAATACATACATGAAGTTACGGAACACATTCGCAGCTTGCATAAGCTTTGCCATGAGAGCGTTAAGTGCTTGAATAGCAGGAAGAATACCAGCAATCAAACCTTGCCCGATTACTGCGGAAAGCGACTGGAAATTCAGAGTGAGTAAACGAACCTGGTTTGCCCAGGTGCCGCTTGTCCTGGCGAAATCCCCTTGCACATCTCCTGTAACTGACATTAAATAGTTGTATCGAAGAGCAACTTTTTCAGCTTGGGACATTGCGTTATAAGATGTTGTAATTCCCCTTGAAAGGGCATAAGCCTCCATATTTGCAACGGATAAATTAATACCCAATTGTCTTAAAGGCTCAATTTCCCCGGAAATTCCAGCGCGTATTTTCTGAAAAGCAGTATCGGTATCAATGTTGTAAAATGATGCAATATCCCCGGCTAATCCAGCAAGAGAAATTGACATTTTAGAAGCTGCATCTTGCGCAACACCAGATGATTTCATCATTGCCATCATGGTTCCAGAATATTGCTTTGCCGCCAATTCTGATAATCCAAATTGTTCTTTTGCTGTGGATGCAAATTGATAAGCTTTATCAGACATGCTGCCAAACGCAACATCTACAACGTTTTCAACCTCTGTAATTTGAGAGCCTAAATCAACTGCGCTTCTTCCAAAGTCAACAAGACCTTGGATTGCCTTAAATCCAATTGCAGTTTTAAAGAGTGCGCTCAGATTAAAGGATGCAGTTTTCAGTCCAGAGCTACCGCTTCCAAGACGCTGAAACCAACCAATGATAGTTTTTATGCCACCACCAATTTTAGAAGCAGTTTTACTTACAAGATTTCCAAGACTCAATGTACCAGATGATAATTTTGAAAAAGCACTGGATATGGAATTTGTTGCAGTATTCACCTTGCCGCCAGCACTTGCCAACTGCGCCAGTGCTTCCGTCATGCGGATGGTATTCTCACTGATTTTTGGAGCATGTTCCATTACTTTGAAAAACTTCTTTGTTTCTTGCGCCAGATTTTGCAATTGTCCAGCGGTCTGGCTAGTCTTGTTTCCAGCACTTGCCAGTCTTCCGATGGATTGTACAAATAAATTAGTTGGTTCGGAAACATCCCCCACTCTGGACAGCGTTTTTATCACAGATTTTAATTGTTTTCCAAGCCCAGGAAGTGCAACTTCTACCTGTTTTGCCTTATCACCAGCATTTACAAGTTTCTGTAAAGAAGAAACAAAACGGTTGGTGCTGGAAGATACATCTGGGAGATCAGAAAAGCTTTTCATGGAATTTGCAATTTTATCCAAAGTGGTTGTGTCAAAATTATCCGTTTTGACTTCCATTAGCCTTTTGACTGCATTAATTCCTTGGATTACTTTTGAACCACTAAAATCAACAGTATTAAGAACAGACATAGAGTGTGCCACTTTCTGTATACTGTTAATTGTTTGCTGTGCATTTGAAGAATCAACTTTTCCAAGCTTTTCAATAGCTTTTGTTACTGAATTAATATTTTTAGTATCTATTTTGGGTACAGAAATATTCTGTAAACCGCTGATAGACAATAAACCAGACGCAAAATCTTTAAGTGATTTCCCGCTTCCATCCAATGCTGAAAAATTTACACGTGATATGCTGGTGAGTTGCTTTGTAAGACCACCAAGATTAGGTAAGGAAACTCTAACACCATTTAATGTTTTTATGGATGCAGATACTCTTCCTATTTCTCTGGCATAATGGCGCAATCCACCTGTATTCAGATTCTTAAATGAACTGTTTACGTTCAAAAGTTTTCTTGATAAGTTCTCAAGTGACCGAACAGCTTTTGCCGTACTACTTCTAACCTGTAAATCAAGGGTATCAATGGTGTTATCCGCCATTTTCAATTTCCCTCCTTTTTGCATAAAAAAATAAAGGGCAGACAAGACTAATCATCCTGCCTGCCCTCTTCGTTACCTATCTCGTCAAGTTTCGCATTTGCTTGTTTTACAAGAAGCTCAAAGTATCTTTCTTCTTGCTTTAATTCCTCTTCTGTTTTTTCATCATAAATCTTTTCTGGAAGCAATTCTTTTTTATCATCACTTCCAAATGGCTTTTTTGGGTATGAAACCTTGGAAGAAAGTGCACTTGCTATAGCAATTTGAACATACGCACCAGAAACCCAGGATTGATAATCAATCAATTTGCTCTTCTGATTAATTTCATCTTCTTTTTGGTTTCTCCAAGCTTTTAATCGAAGTTGAAACTCTTTTATGGTGCAATGCAAAAAATCACGTTTACTCATGCCAATTCTTACAGCTTCTGGATAAAGTTCACCCCAAATTACTTCTCGGTAGCTTTTTTCTGCGGATTTACTGATTTCTTCTTTGTTTTGGAACTCTTGAACACTTCGTCCAGAAATGTCCCGATTCCGGTCAGATTGAAAAAATCATCTTCCTCCATCTGTTCAATGCAAAGTTCAAGAACTCCGTAGAAATTTCCAGTTTCATCACCAGAATGTTCGCGAAGATAACTTGCAAGAAGTCTTTTAGCTGCCGCAATGTTTGGAACTTTCCCATCTCCATCTGGATGATCTCCGTGATGTTCCATGAGTCCGGCATAAAATACTGTAAGTGTAGTCTGTGGAATATTGGAAACTCCGGCTATAATTTTAGAAACATCTTTTTCATCAGATGCCAGTGCGAGTGAAGAAAATAATTCAGCTGTTCCTTTAACACAATCAGCATATAGAGATGCCTCAATTGTGTATTCTAGTTTATAGTCATTTCCACCAATAGTTAATGTTTTATACATGGCCTATCCTCCCAATAATAATTACTCTTCCTCTGTTGGCTTAATCGCGGTATCAGCACCAACATACTCATTGATAGTCAGAGACATGGAAACTGTAAGAAGTCCGTTCTGGTCTCTGGCTGGTTTTGGAATCTTTGTTGGTGGCTCAATTTTGGTAAAAAATGCCTTTTGAAGAGAAGGGAAATACTCTTCATACCACATTGATAAGCCAGATGCCTTTCCAGTTTTGTATGCAGCAATAAGTTTTTCCCACTCATCAATTGTTTCGTCTGTAACGTTTACTGTTACATTGAATGTTCCACCTGTAGAACCACGTCCAGCAATTGTTCTTTCAATTTCGTCTTCCAGTGCAGACGCATCAATCGTCTCTACATCAATGGTAATTTCGTCAGAAGCGTTGATTCTGTGAAGCATTATAAATTTTGCAGGCTTAGTACCAGCCATTGTTTCAATGGCATATCCAGTAAGAGAACCAACTGTAGATACACCAGCAATATTGCCTTTTTCTGCCATTGCTATATCTCCTTTTCTTTCTATCAAACTATAAACTGGCTCTATGACTCTCTTGCACGTAACCCTGTGCCGGGAGATAGCGGATCACCGCCTTTCTACTCTTCTTTGTCTGTTTTCAGTTCTGGTAATCCTGCTACAGATGTAAGCAGTGATAAAAAGCCGGAAAGTAAAGACGCGGATAGAACCATTTTCCAGTCAACACTGCCAATTACAGTTGCGGTTCCGATGGTTGCTACCGCTGTTTGTGCGACTGTTTTTACAGCTCTAATTCCTGCGGCTTTCAGCCAAAGTAATTTATCTGCTTTCATTCGGCATTCTCCTTTCATATTTTTTGGTAAAAAAATAGAAGCATTTCTGCTCCTAATCTAATAAAGTTCCTGTATATATCCGGCTGTATCGACTCACAAGTTTTTTGATTCCACTGTCACCAAAAAACATAGGCTCCGGTCCGTATGTACGACGGAATCCCATGCTCACCATAGCTTGGTGGCTTATTTTGTCCAATTCATACAATCTGGTTAATGCTTTGCTCCCAGAGGTGAAACAATTTACTTGAAATGATGGCATTGTTGCGCATTCATCCCCTTCAAGGTCACCTCTCGTAATTGGATTTCCGAGCATATAAAGCTGTGCATATGCCTTTTTTCCGGAAGCATTTGTTTCACTCCCATCCATGGAATAATTGTCTGCGCCGGTAATCTTAGAAACAGCCGCTCCCCACCTTGAAAAAACTTCCAATACAGGAGATTCTATTGCGTCCGGCATATCTGTCACCTCACAATAAAAAATGCGCCCACTTTTAAAGTGAACGCATTGCATGTTATGCTACAATTTAACACTGTAATCATAACATAATTGGTTGGTATCATTCAGTATACTTCGGTATCATCTTCAAGAAGAGAACACCTCTTTGGCAATTTTACGGATATTCTGAATAATTTCTACGCTTGCTTTATACATTGGCATTGTGGTTTCTGTACCGTAAGAGCGAACCCATTCTCCAGAATCAGATACATATACCCAGGAATCATTTTTCCCTTTTCCTTGTCCGTAAGAACCGATTGTATAACCAAATTCTTCTCCTTTTGGATGTGGACTAGAACCGGCTGCACCATTGTAGTGAATACCTGCACCGAACTCTATAAACAAAAGGTCTATTCCTTCACATATTAAATGGGCTTCTGCATAGTTTCCAAAACTGTTAATTTTGATGTAAGTATTGTGGTTCTTATCAGAATCGCCTTGTGCTGCCAAAATATTTTGTTCAATAACTGGAATCCCTAATTCACATAATCTTTTTATGAAAATTTCATTTTTGTTCCTTAAAGATTTTTGATAATTTTTTATTTCATCAATAGCTTTTTGGATTGATTTCTGTGATAAGGTACACTTTATTGTCTTACCCATCTTCGTTTCCCTTCTTAGAAATTCCATATCTGGCAATATTGCCTTTTTTTGTATCTAAAATCTTCTTTAGTACATAATCTGGCAATACTGTAGGTTCTCCATTTTCGTTCAAAATAAGGCTTCCATCCTCGCTTATTTGTGGAATTCTGTCTATCCAAAATATGTCAGCTTCCTGTGGATGAAAATTTCGATTAAAGCTTGTAATGTACCTGTCATAATCCGGCACTATTCCGGCCGCAATTTCTTCTGGCGTTCCGGCGGTAGATGATACGGAAAAATAGTATAAAACTGGTTTCTCATAAACTTTAATACGGTCTAATCCTTGCGTTTTCTCGGATATTCGTGACCAATATACTTTTTGCTTTTGACGGACTAATCCTCTCATATTTCCTCTCTTTCTTGAATTTGGTTGCTTAACTAAAGCATTCATTAATTAAATAGTATGTTGCTTATAAATTCTATACACACCATCAAGAGCATAAACACATCCCATATATAATGTGGCATTGTTATTTATTACAGTAGCATATGCTTTACCATAATTCATGCCAAACATAGCCTTGGTTAAATTACTTTTGCACATATTCCTTTTTCCAACGTCTATAATAGGATTTACATACATTTCTTGCACCATATTTGTATCGTTATTTATAAGCCTGAACAAATCTGTGGTTTTATCACCACACTCAGAGTTAACATTGTACTCATATGCATTTCTGTTTGTTGCTCCAATATATCTTACTGTTTTATTGGAACCGCTTTGGTACATCATTTGGAAACCATACCATAAAACACAAGTAATATCCTCAAGAGGAATCAGTTCAACGTGAGAATGAAATTCTCCGTTGATATATGTGAGTGTATGGCACTCTTTTAGCACTTCTCTCCCTGAACCATCTTCCTTTTCTGTATTCGACGCTTGTAAATAATTCTCCCAATATATAACAACTTCATCTGCATAACCGACATCATTCGCAAAGATTTCACTTCTATCAGAAAAGAACCTAACACCTGCACATCTGGCTGTTTTTGACGCGTCAGTTGTAGCATTTTTATATCCATGCATACCGCCAGTAAAGTATGCATCATTAGGATTAAGATTATCACCATCAGCGTTATTAATAGCCTTGATTTGAATAGGTGCGTGCCAATCACCATTACCATAAATTTTTCTATAGTTATCATCAATTTCATGTATAATCGGATTTGATTTAGAGTTTGGATAGATATAGGTATGCAAAAAGTCAAATAATTCATTAAGCGAATGCTTACACAAATAGTATTGAATATCATTTTCTCCATCATATTTTTCGGACAAAATAATACCATTATCCAATACTTTGTAAGCTATTTGTTTTGACGGAATGTCTATGTTTTCCATATCAGATATTCTTGCATCTAATTTATCTGTTTTTGGAACAGGCATATTTGTTAATACAGCTTTATCAATTGGAGTTGTTTTAACGTAATTTTGCAAATAAAGATAGCAATCAGAATTTGGAATTAGTTCATCTGTTAATGTACCGGTATTCGATGCTTGTTTATATTGCGTATAGATTGCACCACTTCCGTATCCGCTAACAGGTGGTTCAAAATAATCATTACATATAGCCCACACATCAAGCACACTAGTTAAAGCGTCCCCGGTAATAGTGTATTTTTTATTCGCTTCAAGTTTAAAAACGCTTACAACAGTATATGAACTACCTCTATAGTAAAACTTATTTTGATCCGTAACTATATAACAAGCCTTGTTTATGAATGTTTTAATCGGGTTAATATTGCCCTGTCCTTCCTCAAACAACTGCGATAAATCTTCCTTTAGCGAACTAGTTTCCGTTTTCAGTGAAGTAATATCCGTCTTATTCTGCTCAATCTGCTGTGCTTGTTCTGTGGTGGCACCAGGAAGTACTGGATTCGCCACCAGGTAATCTGTAACAGCACTTTGTATCTTCTCATCACTTACACTGAAATTTTTAAGCATATATTTCAAAACACCATATGACTTTTCAGAATCAAATCCACGCTCTGTGATATTAGTGATAAGTTTCCATGTGTTTTCCTTACTGTCATACTCATAATATTCTCCCGTATCGAGCATGAAACAGGATGCCCCGCCAGAAGCGTATTTTGCAATAACATCATTCAGGACAGAAACATCCGCAGGTAATCCCTGATATTTTCTTGGTTCTCTTGTATCAACACATTTTATGCTCTTGAAGTCTGGAATCACATCTCCCGGTTTGTATTCCTGACCGTCAATGATCACTGTGTTCTCTGCTATTCTTTCCATTTATGCAATCATCCTTTCTGCTCCAACAGGAGCTACATATGTAAATTTGTTTCCTAAAATATCTCTGGCCGTGCCAATCACGAAATGGCTGTAGTCTGCCAGAATATTGCATACAAATTCTTCTGCATCAACCCAATATCGTTTCTTAACCATACTGTGAAGTTCTGACAATAAACCATAGCTGAACATCACACAATGCCCTAATTCATGAATAAATACACGATTCAGAAGCTCTCCATGTAGGTTGTTTGCAATCGAAATTGTCATTGTGGAGTAATCAGATACAGCAAGTGTCCTCTGCCCTGTACGGTCAATCAAAACATTATCATGGGGCGAAACAAAGCGAACTTTCCACAAGTCCCCGTTCATATAGAATTGTTTCAGCATGGTTTCTCACCATCCTTTCTACGAAAAAAGCCCCTGCCGCATTAATTTGCGACAAGGACTTAATTCATTTATTTCTCTAATTCATCTGCTGTACAAGACGGGTCAGATCAGTTTTCATCGACTGTCTGAGCGATGCATCCGCATCAGACCACATTTCTGTGAGATTGCGGATAATATCGGATGTGTACTCCTTCATGGAATCATCCATTTTTCTCTTTGATTCCGTGTCTTTGGAATCATGATAGTGCCTACGATTCTCATCGTATCTATCATAGGATTCGCCATATCTGGATTTCTTCCGATTCATATCATCCATTTCCATATCACTACGGTCTGGATGATATCCCATGCGGTACATGTTGCGCTCAAATTCTGGATTGTTTAAATACTCATCCATCCAGTCATCATCTTCCATGTACAGATATGGTCTATAACCTTTTCTGGTTCCCCTACCTTTTGGAGCGAAACGCCCATTAGAATAGCGATAACGGTCATATCCCATGCGTCCAAGATACTTTTCTTCCTGTTCGCATTCATCCATAGCTTCCACAATGCGATAATCTTTATCAGCGCAAATTGCACATTTTACTGCTTCCATGCAGTCTTTCAAATCGTCCCAGTCTTGAGCACTAAGATTATCAAAGCCATGTGTTTTGGCTTTTTCCATAGCCCATTTTCCCATTTCCATTGCAACTTTATGCATTACAGTGCCCCCTTTCTAACAGCCTGCGTAACAGGTGCTTCTGTCGTTGGGGCTGTACCATTAATTGCTTTCAAATTGTTGCTCGGACTACATGCCGGATTTCCTAACATTTTGAACGCTCCACCAGTAGCACTTGTTGCAACTCTGGTTGCATATTTTGTTCTGGTTCTTACGCCACATGCTGTTACCTGTGCGCAACAACGATTCTCCAATGGATATAAAGTTGTTCCTGTTCCTATCTGAATCATCACTGGGGCGGTAATTGTGGTTGTATTCGGAATAGACTGCGCTAAAACAATGCAGTATTTTTCTCCATTATTGTAGCTTCCTTCCGGGATAGTAACCACAAGATTTCCACCTGTGAATGCAATTGCAGTAGACAGCACAAGGTGATTGCAAATCTTACAAACATTCTTACATGCCATATTTTTTACCTCTCAATCAATAAGAGGTGAGCCGCAACCCACCTCTTAGAATTTAGTCAACCTCTAAGGGTGAGTTCAACAACTTTTGTTACTTTTAAGATAAATAGTCAGGGATATTCATTCTAGGGCTAGAATTTCCAGTTCTGTTCTTTTTACCAAATAAGCACTCTTCCGCACTCCATCCGGCATGTACCCTATACGCAATGGTTTCTTTTCCTATTCCAAGTTCTCTACTCCACTGAGAAATTGTTTGCTTTTTCCCACCGTACTCTAAAAATACACTTCTTCTTTTGTTGCTGGCTTGTTCAAACCCAGCAATCCAGCAACAATTTTCGGGACAATAATTTCCATTTACGTCTTTTCTCTCAATGGTTAAGTCTTCTTGATATCCATTCGCATAAGCCCATTCTCTAAACGGCCAATATTCTTGCCACCCATCACACAATTTAATTCCACGTCCACCATAGTCTTTATAGTGCGGGTCATTTGGGTTAGTACATCTTGTTTTAATCGAAGACCATTTTTTATATAAAATTCCGGTTGATTCTCCATGACAGTTTCTACTTTGTTTCGAGTAATAACTGCGCAAACATCCGCAAGATGTACTTGTTCCCCTCATTAAATTGTATTGATAGCAATTGACATCATTGCCACAGTCACAATGACATTTCCAATAATTAGAACGATTTTTCCTGCCTATTTTCTTTACTACGGTCAATTTTCCGAAACGCTTTCCTGTCAAATCTTCCGCTTTTGGGTGTAAACATCCACAACTTTTTGTGTGACCATTTCTTAGTCTAGATGTGTCTACGATCACAATATTGCCACAATCGCATTTGCATTCCCATAACCTATGTTTCCACTTATTGGTTCCTGCGCTAGATTCAACTGTAAGTTTCCCAAATTTTTGACCTATTAAATCTTGATTAACCATGCACCGTTCCTCCTATGATAATTTTATTATATCATAAGAACGGTACATATTCAATTTTTAATTTAATTCAATGATAAAATCAGCAACAACCGTTGTTTCCCCCACATCCACAGTTTCCATAATATCCATACAAATTACTTGCCGGATATGCCGGAACTGGAAGCGGTGCAGTGCGTCTGAGGATTTCTGCTGTATTTGCGTTCATAGCCGCCTGTAATACCGCATTCTGGTCGGACTGTGAAGCCGCCAGTTTAAGTGCCTGATTCTCTGCTCTGAGATCTGCTGTCTCTTTCTGGCAAAGATAATCAAGGATTGCTCTTGTGTTGCTGTTCTGATTTTCCAGAAGGTCTCTGGTGTTGTTGTTCATTGTGTTCTGGAGAGCACAAGTGTTGGTAGCCAGGTTATAGTTGATGCCCTGGATAGCTTCTCTGGTCTCGCAGCAACAACTTGCTAACTGAGACTGTAATGCATTGGTATTCTGCATACCGGCTACAGTATCAGCATTGATTGCCTGCTGAACGCCATTGAAGCCCTGAAGCATTCCAACGTTCACGCCGTTGAATCCACTCTGCATGGTATTGTTAAGCGCATATGTGCTATCGCAAATGCCCTGCTGAATACCTCTGATGCCATTCTGAATATCGTTCAGAGCAAAGCTCTCATTGATATCCGCTCTGGTTGCCCATCCTTGGAAACCTGCACCATTTGTACCGTTTCCACCATTGCCGCCCCAGCCGCCAAAGCCGCCGAAACCGCCCCAGCCGAAGATAAGCAATATAATAATCCACCATGCCCAGCCACCGCCAAAGCCATAGCCTTCATCGGCACGGTTATTAGAGCCGCTTAATACAGCGACATCGCTTGCTGATAATCCACCATTCATCATAGTGATTACCTCCTTATTGATTTTTGTAATTTATACAAAATCAAAAGACCGCGGCTCTTTTAATTATTGTAGCGAATTTATTTTATTCCAAACTGATTCTTAACCTGCGATAACATATCATCAGGATTAATCCCTTTTTCTTGGCAAAGATTTCTTGCAAGCTTTTCAATTCCTGCATTATCACCTTTTTCCATCATATTAATTGCGTTGTCAATTACAGGATTATTCCCTGCCTGTCTTTTCATCATATTGATTATGGCTTGTTGAGGATTCCCTCCACCACGTATCATCTGCATAAGTTGCATTGGATTCATCATCTCTGTTTACCTCCGTTCTGCTTAGATTCCGGTGTCCCCGACATTTGTGTCGGGAACATACTCTTTATTTGGGAAATCTCAGAACAAACATCGTTCCGAAGTTGATTAAACATAGCTTCTATGTCAATCGGTTTTTCTTCTACCTTTGGTTGCTGTTGTTCTTCCGGATTTATAAGTCGATAAACAAAAATTCTACTTCTTCCATCTGCCTGTAATTGTTTTCTATATATTTCTGTTCCATCTGTTTTTGGATAATAAACAGGGTTTCCAGACATATCTACGTCTTTTGCCTTTACGGTATCAATACCATCGACCATCTGTCCTTGCAACATGGGGATTTGTGGTACTTGTGGCATTTGTTGTATTGGTTGCTGAATCTGCGCCTGCCCGTATGGCATTGCCTGCTGATAACTATTCTGTAATTGTGCTAATCTATCTTGATACGGCTGTATTTGTTGAAATGGTTGTGCAAAATACGGATTACCATACTGCATATCTCAAACCTCCCTTGTTTTTATAAGTATATTTTACAATAATAAGAGGTTGATTAACACGCCATGATAACGCCATAAATACGCCACATTTTATGAATACAAAGAAAAGCCCCGACAATACATCGGGGCAACTTTCATAATTTTCTTCTTTAATTTTCTGTTTATGCGGTCTACGGTTCTCGTACTGTACCCCATGATTTCTGAAGCTTCTGCAAGCGTTTTTTCTTCATAGACACGCAATCGGAATAACTCCTTTTCTCTGGAATCAAATCCAGCTTCACGCAAATAGAAGATTCTTTCATCTTCTGAAAAGTCTTTATAATCATCCATTCCACTGTCCTCCCTGTTAGTGGAATCAATATTTACACCGGGAAAATGCCTTTTAGGGCAAAGCCTAAAACAATACCAATTATGCCAGTTATGACATAAGCAATTATTTTGTCCTGTAACTTTCCTGGCTTTTCCATGAGTGATTTTAAATTGTCGTTCATTTCGTCAACTGTATCCTTAATGTGTCCCAGGTCATTGTTGTATAAAGCAATTTTCTGTTCCAAAGCATTGATACGTTCAAAAAAAACTCCATCCCTTTTGGAATGCTTTTCTTTCATCTCATGGACGGCACTTTCCAATTCTTTTAAGCGGTGTTCGTTGATACACTCGTGTTCACATCCCATCGCTATTCCTTTCCATCACTCCCATTTTTTAGATATTGCTTCTACCCACCTAATTTGAAGCACCCCTGCGATACGTGGGAGGATTGACGTATCACGCACACACCATCTTAGAATCCGATAAATGGAAAAACTCCATGATTTACATAGATTTCAGTTTCAGAATTCCAACTTCTATTTACAGAAGATTCGGAATGTGATCCTTGAAATTCAGCTCCCTGTTTCACCAGGAAAAAGAGAGCCAAATCAAATATGCAATCATAGCAATTTTCCATATCGGAATTTATTTTCTCATCGCTGTAAGATGAAGGATAATTCCTTTTCTTCTTAAATGAACGAATAGCCCTCTTTGCCGAAAGAGGAATCATCCTCGCAGTTTCTGCATCATCTTCAAGATAATTTGTCAAATCCTCTATAAGCTGTTCGTCCATTTAATCACCTACCTTTGCTGAGATAAAATCTCTGATATTATTCCAGCCTTATTAGTTGCTGTCAGGGCATAGCCGTTATCACTTGCAAGTTGTCTTAACTGAGATACAGTCATATTAGACAACTCGCTTTCTGTATACTTATGTGTTGATTCATCATAAGCACTTGCTACAGATGGTGACTGGCTGTTTTCATCGAGACTATGCCCGGTTATTCCCCCGCTTTGGTACCGATTACGATACCGCCGTTGGCTTTCGGTGCAACAGGAACAAACATACCGGACGCTTTTGTCCATACTGCAACAGGATCATGTGTAGCCCACATGGAAAGAGTAACAAAGGAACGATTCTCTTCCTGGATAAACTGTCTGTATTCAAGCTCTTCTGGTGTTACGCCCCAAAGACCGGAACCAAAGGAACCATTTGCATTTGCTTCATACAGAGTAAACACATCTTCTTTGAAGTATCTTCCTGTTTTCAGAGTTCCGTCCGCTTTTCTGTAACGATATTTTTCATCACAGCGATCAATTGTAATTCCATACTCCTGCATGAGCAGATTTGTAAGCTCCTGTTTTGTCAGAAGACGTTTGTTTGCAGCTCCAAGAATCGCGGTCTGCATTGCAGTATTGTTCCGCATGTAATTAATCATCTTAAGAGAAGTAAGAGCTTTGTTTACCACATATCCGTTATCTTCTGCAATGGCTACCATCTTCTGGATATCGCCCATGATATCTGCGTCTGGCTTAGACCAATTAGTAAGTGTTACTTTTGCATCAGATGTAACGCCGTAATCAATGCTCATATCCACATGATTTTCCTTGATTTTTACAATACCAGTGGAAAGGAACTGGCCTTTCATTACATTTGCCCTTGCGACTACGCCCTCAAAAAGATTGGCTGCATCGTCAAATACAAATTTTTTGAGATTATTGTCATCTGGAACACCATTTTCAATAGCTTGCTGTAATCTCTCAGACTGATTGATTTTTCTCTTGATGAAAAGTTTCTCGGTCAGTACCTTTTCAAAGCCAGGTCTGGAACCGATTTCTGCTTCGGTATCAAGTGCGTGAACAAAAGCTACCTCTGGCAGTCGCTGTCCAGCCATAAGTCTGTAATACTCTGCTTTCAGATACTGGGTTTTTGTATCTGGGAAAATGGTACCAAGGATGCCAGGTCTTTTTACATCAAAGCTCTGGGAGAAATTAAGTCTCTCTTCCTCTGTGATTGTTTCTAATACATTAAATGGCATTTGTCATACCTCCTTAAAATACTGGGTCTTCTGTGACTACAAAAACAATTCCTGCTTTTTCAAGCTCTGTTTTTGCAGTAGTGTCAACTGTTACTGGAAGTCTTTTTTCGAGAACACGTCCTGCGACAATCACGGAAATTGGTCTCTTGGTATCATCTGTCATATCAACATCTTCAAATACAATGCCGATTGCGCCTGTCGCATTTGTTGGATATACGGAACCTGCTTTAATAATTTTCTTAGTTCCAACTGTTTCAGCATTTGTCTGATCTGCTGTGTAGGTTTTAAGTACAAGTCCGACCTCGGATTCGAAAATATTTGGAGTGGACTCATACTGCTCTGTTTTCATAAAAGCCATTATTTATATCTCCTTTACTTAAATATTTACAGGGGCGTTATCGTTCGCTGATTTAGTTTCCTGGTTCATTTTTGCTGAGTAAGCTTTTGCAAATTCAGCAGCATCGCTTTTTACTGTAGCTTTGCTACCACTACCACCGCACGGATTCGGAGTGTTTTCCAATGCTTCCTTCTCCCAAGCTGCTTTTGCGGTATCAAGTGCTGTTTTATTTGCTTCGGAAACTCCCTTGACAAAAGTTTCGACTTCTTTCATTGCATCTTCTGGTTTCTCATACGGTGCAGATGCGTATGCTTTAATAGCACTCGCGTATGTTTCGGTTGAAAGTCCTGCATTTGCGAACATAGAAGTAATTTCACTGGTAAGGGCTTTTTTGTTGGATTCTGCAAGCGCAGCTTTCAAATCAGCTAACTCCTTATCCACTGCTTCCTTTTCTTTCTTGCGTTCAGCTTCTAGCCGTTCTGCTTCGGTCATGTTCTGCTTTTTCAACTCTTCCAACTCTTTTTCCAGGGAATCTGCTTTTTCAGCTTTTTCCTTCAGAGAAACATTTTTGTCTTTCTCTTTCTTAGTTTCAGCAGAAATAGAATCAAGAAACTTAGAAACCTGTTCCTCGGAAGGTTCTGCAACTCCCATACCGATAAGTGCCTGTTTTGCCTGTTCTCTTGTCATTGAAATCTCCTTTCTTCCAGTCCAATACGCTTTTTCAACACGGTTCGCTCCGCACATGGTCTGTACCCGATTTACGCTCACGGGCTGTTGCAATTTATTTGATTTTGGGCATTAAAAAAGAAGCCTTAGATTTCTCTAAAACTCCTTAAATAATCGAAATTTGGTTCATTCTTCGTTAGATAGAGAATTTACCATTGGTTCTGTTTTGGACGGATTTTGAAACTTTCCGTCAAGTAATTGCTGTGCTTTCTGCATTTCCGCTTCCGGGTCTGCCAGTTCCGGGTAAATAGTTCCCAGATACGGTAAACTCATTTCGTAGACTTTCTGCGGATCACTGAAAAGCCCACAAGTAATCAATGCGATAAGCGGATGGATTTTATTTTTGAACAGATAATCAAGTGCTTGTGCTTTTACAAGCATATTGTCTGTTGGGTTTCTGGTTATCTTTACATCAAAATCTCGCGTTGAGATATTAACATCTTTTGATGTTCCGCGGATAATATTCAGAATAATTCTGGCAGATTCCTTTTCAGCTTCCTTGGTGAATGCTTCTACCAATTTTGCATCTCTCTCTGCAAAATCCCATCCATTACGAAGGTATACGGCATTTCCTGTATCTCCTCCGCTATTACTTTGGCGGTTTGGCATTGCTTCCACAATCAGCATATTATTGTAGATATCATCCTTTGCAACCTGGCTCTCTGATTGATTCAGTTCAGCGGTCATCAGTTCAACATCCGACTGACAGCCATTTCCGGTATCTTTAACAGAAATAGCACCAAGTTTTACCATTTTCAAAAACTCGTTTTCGTCTACCTCGCAGTTCTTAAATTTCATAAAGGCTTGCACAAACTGTTCCACGCCATTTAATCTATCAGACTGATATTTATTAATTGCATCAAATAAGGTGATTGCAATTTCAACATCTGAAAGTCTATCGTGATTATTCGGGCATTCAACAATAGGAATCCCACCAAAACCGTTGATGCCATATTCGGTTACTTTTCCATTCGTGATTTTGAAAAACTGGTTCTTTGAATAACATAAGTAGTATTGTTGTTCATCTTCATCTTTTAAAATCTGCACGGAAAGCATTGGTTTCCCATTTCTCTGTGAGTATACAATGTAACAATCACCTGGATATGGAATGAAGATTCTAAACGGTGGTAAATCTCCGTTTTTTGTCCAGTCCTCTTCTTTCAGAATAGCCTTATAAGATGTTCCTGTTGCACTTTGGTATATTGCTCTCTGGATGTTTCTTGCATCTGCATTGGCTTCATCCAGATAATCATTCAGTAGGTCAACTTGCTCATTTATTTTTTTGTCTGCATTTTTCTTTTTACATACATATTGGATTGGTTCCCCGCAAATCTGTCCAGCTTTAAATTTTACAGTTTCAAATGCGTGATTTTCAACCACTCTGTTATTAACTTCTGGACGTACTATTTTATTTCGATACAATATCGGCTGATCGCCTTTCATGTACCGATACAAGTAATCAATCAATGTTCGATTTCTATTATGTATGCCAATTGTATCTGATACTACTTTTACTACATTTTGTGGAGTGATTCGGTCAACGCCTGTATAGGCTACTTTTCGCCCGAACTCACCTCGGCATAAATCTACAAAATTCATTGTATTTCTCAAAGCCGAACCATCCTTTCTACAAAATAAAAAGCACTGGATGTTTTAATCCAATGCTCTACTTTATATTCTACACATATTAAAAGTATCTTTCAGTATACTTCGGTATCATCTTTCGAAACCTTTTATCTTTTTTACTTCTGCCAAAGCTTTTAAGTGTTTTTTCTTAATATGTATTTCAGAATATCCCATCTCGTCTGCGATACGAACCAATGATTTGTACTCAACATAATGCTTAAATAGTATGTTGTACAGCAACGGGTCTTCAACCTGTTCTATGGTTCGGACTATTTCCTGTTTTTTTTGTAAAAATTCGGATATCATTTTTGAAATTTCTTCTCGCAGATCAAATATTTTTGCAACCATATCTCCCATCGGATCACGTTTTACAGAAGTTTGCACCTTTTCCCCAACTGGAATTGCAGATACACTTGTGGAAAGAGAACTGAGCTGTTCTTCTTCGATAAGCTTGTTTTTGATTCTGTTATCATAATTTTCAATTTGTCGTAAATATTGAGCTGTAGTCATCATACTCTATCTCCTTCCCCACATAAAATTTTTGGTTGCTTTTACTTCTGCAAATCTTTTGCCGGCAAGCGTTATTGCAAGCTGTGTAACTCCATCTGCGGCGTCATCATGCTCATTATCGCCAATATATACAAAGGTCGTTAATTCATCCATAGCCTTTTGATACTGTTTATCTTGATATTTCGGAGCCAAAAATATAAAATTTTGCTTAACATCCCCGGAATATTGATTTATTTTTTCTTTTTTTGCTTGTTTTGAAGGTGCTTTTGTACTTGTCGTGCTGCAAGCGTATTTATGTTCTTTCAAGCGTTCGTTTACATAATAGGCATACATATCTCCACCATTATTTGCTTCAAAATTGATGGATTGAATATTATTTCCCATGATTCTTCCAACAACTAATGGCAATGTTCCTTCTTTTGGTGCTGTGCTAAAAATCCAATCATAAATATATACATCTCCATTTTCGTATTCTGCACCCACTGGCATTGATAAGCTATCGCCACCACCCCACGCAACATCGCAAGCAGAAACATTTTTAACAAATCCACCTTTTGGGAGAACGCCGTTATAATATCTTAATTCGTCAGCTGCAAACACAATTCCTTCACGTAAGAAGGGCTTTTGCTGATATTTGGCTTCCCATTCGTTAGCGTCTAACCTGGCTTTCATATCGACATAATATTTTGTTGAAAATCCAACGCCATACTCATAATCGAAATTGGATTCACCATCATCATTCAAAGCTGGAATTTTTCTAAACCGATACATTGGATTATCCCGATTTAGCTTCTCGATTTTTCCAAGAGGGTCATATAAATTCCATCTGGTTCCAACCATAAGTTCTCTTGCACCATCAATCTTACGGTCAACCATCTTGTTCAGATATTCTTGATATGTATTTTCCAATCGGGTAGGGCTTAATGAATGTTGCCTATCTCTTACAAGGTCATCCACGTACAAATACCCATCAGAAGAAATATCAACGGCACCTGTCCAAGTACCTTCAATACCACGGCAAGTCATTGTTGCAAATCGGTCTGGCTTGTCCAGGTTTATTTCAAAATCATCAGCACTCTGTTTTTGAAGTTTCGATTGCGGAAAAATTTCACTGTAGTTGTATTCCTGTGTATTAATGAGGTTAAGAAGTTCTCCATAGAATCCTTTTGCCAGTTTTCCAGAATGACCGCCCATGGCACTATGGCTATTCGGTCTTTTACCCATTATCCAAGACATAAAGAAAATACACATAGTAGATTTTCCAACACGGCTTGGAAGCGATAAACCATAAAACTCTATTTTTCTTTCTTCCAAATCCTGTAAGTCTTGGGCTACCACATGTAGTGTTTTTCTTCGTGGAATATAAAATTTCTTGCTGCCTGGTCTGTTTTTTTCCATATAAAGCAAGTAACTTTCAAATAAATGTGGTGCTTCCAATAACAAATACTGCCAGTAAATATCATCAAAATCACCACTGCCAGTTAATGCAGCACACTTCTCTGCTATGTTATGTGAGTATTGACTTACTTTCATAGCCATTTTCCGTGCTTCTTTGTTCTTATTGAAAGGAAGGTCAATATTCATATTTAAGAGCAAATCAAGGCAATCTTTTTGGTTCTGATAGATTGTCATGTCACTACTAATGATCTGATTCAGAACTGCCCGATACCATTCAAGCGAACCTTCTGTAATTTTTGACATAAAAATAGAGCCAGACCTCCTTTCTTTTCAGGATTTAGTCTGGCTCTCATGTGGCTCTCTTGACTGGTTTACTTATTTATTTCCGTAAAAATATTTTCAATTACTTTCCACTCTGCGAATACTGCCATAAACAGTAATGGTACTGCCGAAAATCCCCAATGATTTTCAATCATCATTTGAATTGTGCCTATCAAATAATCTGCTACCCACCTGAATATAATAAAATTAGTGATTATCCAACATATCTTTCTGATTTTATTCACATGTTCACCTCAATCCGGAATCCCTAAGTGCTTATAGGTAAATATGGATGTATACTTTTTCCCGCATTTGTAGCAAGTCTCTGTGATTGTACAGGTCTTTTCTTTATCATTACATTTTGATTCTGTATCCGAACTTTTGAACTTGCATCCACCTGTCAAAATGCATTTAATCCGTTTTATGTTCATCTGGTTCCTCCAAATAATTGATAATTTCATGTGCGATATGCGCCAATTCCCTTCTGGTATGTCGTTCAAAAAATTCATCAATGTCAATTTTGAATACTGAATCAAATTTCTGTGATTCATTGATTCTTTTTATAGCTTTATCAAGTTTTGTTTCTGGATAATGTGGGTTTATATAACAAGTCAAAGGATTATTTTCATCATGTACCTCTGAATCGCATATAACCTTATGCCATTTAACAGAAGTTCTTTCTCCTGCATCTTTTTGAATTAGAATATTTGAAAGTCCTCCAATATAACATTTTATGACCATATCATCATTTTTTATTTTTACTGAATATTCCTTTTGAAATTCAAATGCAGTGTACTCAGTATAAAATTTTAAAACGGTCTTTGTAATTGGCGGATAAGATGTAAAAAGAATTTCCTCGATATCAATCTGCGCATATGTTTCTATTCCAAGTTCGATGATCTCAATCGGAATCCTTTTAACCACAATTCTCATACATTCACCTCAAACTCTCTCTTACAATTGCTACCCTTGCATTTCAATTTAAGATGCTGAATTTTTGTCTCTGGGCTAATCAGAAGTGCTTTCTTCTGGCAAAAAGGACAACAAGCGTATTTCGTTCCATTGATATTCCGTATCAATGCCTGTCCATTCCACGGTTCGGGTGGGTTCATGTATTTAGAAAAATCTATCCCTTCGGATTCTAATGCTGACTTAATGCTCATTAATTTTCTCCCTCAATTGCTTTGGCAAATCATTAATGGAAAATGTTCCAAAAGTTCCGTAAACAATCTTTTTGTTTTGTGTGATTTCTATATTGTTCAACACTTCTTTTGATATTGGTTCAATATTTCCAATCTTTAAATCATCGCATACTAGATACTCTGAATGTAGTTTCTTTAGATATACGGCTTCATCACGCAATAAAGCTCCGTCAAGGTCATAATCTGCGTTTCCTGGTACCATTAATTTTCCTCCGTTTCGGAATACCGTGCATTTTACGGAAATTGTTCTGTTTTATTCGATCTGGAAAAGCAAAGAGCAAAGCATTTTCTTTAGTGAGTTTAAATTCGGTTTCAAATTCAAGTGATTTTCCTGCGAAGATAACAGAATTATTTTGTGTATCAAAAGTCTGTAATGCATAAGCAATTAAATCTCCTGGAAACTCTGGTATTCCCGATATGGATATTTCCTCATCTCCTATAAATAAACGCCTTAACTTGTCTTTCTCACCCATATCAGCACATTCCTTTGTTTTTCCTTAAATTAGCGTATCGGTCAACCAGAGTGTCAATGGTAGTCATCAGCTCATTAATTCTAATGCAATCATCCTGGTGGCGTTTTTCGTAATAAACATCCTTGAAAGAATCATTTTGTATATTCTCAACGCCCATATATGAAACTAAAGCTCTCTTAGTATCCATTTCATTTGCAAGAGCCATAATATGAGCATTGGCTGAATCAAGCTTATCTTTCAAATCCGATATTGTATTTTTCTTTTTCTCACACTCTTTGTACAGGCGAACAACTTCTTTCTTCAGCTGTTCTTCCGTCCAGTCTGCCATGTCTGCATATTTCATTCTCAATACCTCCGAACTATTGAACTGTGTGTAGAATAATTTTGTTTTTGCAATTTTCGCAGGAAACATAATTTCGCCCAGTATTTTTTTCTTGCTTTATTTCTTTTTCATCGTAAATTAAAATAGCGCCGCATTTCTCACAGTTTGATAATTTTAAATTTCCTTCACTGATAATTCTAAGCATGTCCTAATTCCTCCCTTTTCTGCCTGTGTTTCATCTGACAGGCAATCATTTTAGCTACGTTTTCACGTTCCTGTTTTATGCCATGCCCCTGCCGGAACAATTCGCATTCAAGGATATTTCCGCATTTGGAACATTCGTCTTTTATTTCTTTACCGCATATCTCCATCTTCTTTTCTCTCCCAATATTCGCAACAACACTCTGGTTCCGTAAAGTCTGCACAGTGTTCGCTATCACCATTGAAGCAAACACATGTGAAGTTATCATGTTTTCTGCAATTCTTACAACATTTTTCTTTCATAAATTACCTCGATTTAGAAAAATCAAGTGTGCCGACTTGAACGGCATAAATCTCCCAACGAGAAACACTGGAACTTTAAGGGGGAAAATGCAACTTCTGGCAATGGCAATTTGCCAGATAGAAAATGGGTGGACTTGAACCACCGACCTCACTTTTGTTGTGCGCTCTTCCAACTGAGCTACATTTTCTAAAAACCAACAATAGCTATGCTAAAGTCAGATTTCCTATCTACACTTGGTAGATGGAATAGCAGGAGACGGATTCGAACCGCCGTTTCCATGGATATGAGCCATGTGAGATTCCGCTTCTCTATCCTGCTATGTACATGTTTGGAAGAACCATTTCAGCACGTTCACTTATTGACTACTAGAGGAAGTCACTATATCACCGATAAACAGTACGTATTCGGAACTCGGTTATACATTCCTACGCACTGCTCTGTGCTTTTCCTACCACCAAACTTTCAGTCTCCAAACAGTCGGAACGGATGGATTCGAACCATCAAGACCTAGTCTACGACCAGGTCGTTCCCAGTTACTTGCACATTCCGAATAACCCGGATTCCCGGGTTAGCAATAGGTTTATCGTGTTATGCTTTCCACTATCTACAAGTTTTAGTGCTGTAGATTCACTGGATATTTTTATGCGTCTTTGGACGGTATCTCTTGAAAACTCCTTTTATTAACGTGCGCTGCGTTAATGCTTTTAACTCCGAGATATACCAGCCGGGAAATCAGATCCATTTAGGCTACGCCGTATCGCACATAAATTTACCTAATCCACACGCTCAACTGGAAGTTTTTTCCACCCATATTACGGATGAATGGCATTTAGAAGAAATGGAAGCTCTGGGATTTGAACCCAGGACTTACGGCTTATGAGGCCGTTGCTCTTACCGCTGAACTAAGCTTCCTGAGATACCAGTTGGCAATACTGGTAACCAAACTGGCACTGTTACAGTTCTTAACCACCAACTATAACAAAGGTTTTCTGAAATACTCCTGATACTTCAGATACGCCTTCCGGGATATTTGAAGTCCCTTTAATCAGTCTCGGTTAGACTAGAAGGCTAGAGGTGTTTCTTATGAAAAAAAAGAATATTTTTGCAGCATATTAACTACTGCAAACTGGGCTAGTTGGATTTGAACCAACGAATTGTGGAGTCAAATTCCACGGCCTTACCACTTGGCGATAGCCCATTACCCCCTGGCGCACCATTAATCCAGGGGCGTGATATATAAAGTCCAGCACTTTTATCCTATAAAGATTGTTATTCGCTACTCTGGATGCCTCGACTTATCACTTTCATAGGTTTTCCCGAGCCTACATGGATTAAGTCGAAGCGGCGCTTTTATGAATTTAACCCTTTCGATTAACTCAATCGGGATAATTCCAATTGGAATTAGTAGATACATGGGGTTCTCCTCTTATTCTGCAAAAATCCAATCCTCTGCTAACATATCTGCTTGAGATGCAAGCCATCCCATCTGTACGCCAGATGTTCCGACAAAAGCAATGGCTTTGTTTCCGATTGCATCATGTTCACAATTTACAATTTCATTATCAGCAGTCTTATATGAAATTCCAGTGGCAATCTGAATGTACTGTTTCTTTCCATTCCAGCCTTTACGAGACACTTTAAGTCCTCTTTTCAGATAACGGATAGCGTCACCAAATCCAAATGTTGACTGACCACCAAGAACACCACAGTTATTCTCATCAGCAATCATCCAGTCATCTCGCTGTGTGTGCATGAAAGTATATTCTACTCTCTGTGTTTCACGGATATCGAGAACTGCTCCCTGGCCTTGATCGGAATCTTTTGGTCTGCAATGAATCATAATCGTCTGTTTTTCATCGTCCCAACACCAGTAACCATTCCATCCTGGAAGTTTCACTTTTGCTCCCTGTTTCATAAGTTTTAATGCTTCTGAAAATTTCATTTCTATATCCTCCTTTACCTCGTGCAAATTAAGAAAATATTCAGTGCGAAACATATTTCTAAACAAATACAGAATAAAATCTGTATTACGCTTGTCTTTCCTTCTTCGTCCAGTATGGCTAAAGTACCGGCAAGAACCAGAACGAAAAATGCAAGATTTACAGCTGTTCCGATTACATTAAGTGCATTCATTTTCTTTTTCCTCCCCAATTAAGAAGTCCAGAATTTTTTCTGCAATCTCTTCCTCTGGCTCAAATGGCATTCCACAGTAATTGTATGATTCTAAAGCCGATTTTAGGCTTGATTTGAAGCCATTGTAAATTTCTCCGTGTTGTAGTAATTCGTGCCTTAAAACTGAAATTGCATCAGCAATTGATTGAGAAGTGACACTAATTTGTGCCAAGCACTCCATCTCAATGTCTGGAACAGCCATCATTTCAAACTCAAATACCGGAATTTCGTCTACGGCTACATGAAAATCTATTGATCTCACTCTCGGAACTTCATTTCCATCAATGAAACATTCTATTCCAAACCGGTCATATGGGCTTGGGTTTTTGATTTTTACGACACTCATCCTTCTTCCGCCTCCCCGAAATATTTCTTGTAAAGCTTATGGTTGTAATACCACAGATGTTGCATCACAAAAATTTTATCAATACATTCCAAACCATAATACATCACTCTGTACTCGGCGGTTCTGTCTCCATTTTTATCAGCGCTATAACCAGCTAATTTAGATTTTGATTTTGCGCCAAACCATCTACCGTTCTTTGTAACAAACAAAGAAAGATTACCGTATTCGCAAACATATGTGGCAGTTTGAGTATCATACAATCTTCCATCAGCTAATATTGCTTTTGCGTGAATTGGCTTCACCAGTTTCCGAATTTCCGGGGATTCCTGTCCAACATTTTCATATGCTTGGTTTGTTTCCGAAACACCTTTTTTATTTTTTGAGAAAAATTTAAGCACGCCTTTTCCTCCCGAAATATTCATCAACTGCCTGTCTCACAATATCCGATACGCTCCTGTCCGTCCGGTTCTTCTCTTCCAGGAGCCTTTTTTTCTGTTTTTCGGAAAATCGGATGCGGATGGATTCGGATTGAATTGGTTCTTTTCTTTCTGATTTTCCCTTGTTCTGTCTCCTTTTCTATTAACATTGGCGTTTTACATACTCAATATCATTTGCGCCAGTGTCTTTGTAGTAGATGTTTTCTTTTCTCCCGTCTAGGTAAATTATTTCACCAACATATGAGCCATCAGAAATCCCATCCACACTATTTGTAGCTGTTACATCAACAATATTTTTGACACTTTTAATCCCAATAGACTGAATGTAGCGTTTAAAAACTGGAAGCCCAACTATTGTTGTTCTATTAGAATATCCAAGTAATTGTTGTGCTTTTCTGCATCCGATTTCTCCATTGATGTATTGATCGAATACATGAGCATTCTTTTCAATACTTGATTTTGAATGTCTTCCGCCACGGCTATTGTTTCTGTAATGGTTAATGTGTTGTCCCATATGAGCTGCTTTATGGCATTTATAGCATAAAGGAACAATATTACTCTTAACATCATTACCGCCTAATAAAAGCGGCACAATATGATGATATTCAATATCTTCTGTTGCGCCACAATTGCAACAGACAGTACCAATATTCTGTTTTTCTTCTTGGCTCAACCATTTTCTCATATCATGCTCCGTTAAGTATTGCTTCTCTATGGTGAAAGAGGCTTTTTTTGTTTTCTCAGAAACTCGGGCAACTGACTACGCCCTGGATGGCTTTTATATATACCCCTCCCGGGGCGTCCTGCTGAACCGTCCAGCGTCTTATATTGTCAGAATATTCAGTCTGTTTGATAAACACTTGTTTTTTATATAGATGCCTCTAAAATCCTATACATCATGCACAATTATAATCGTTATTACTGTACATATTGCATAATTCCATGCGTTTACTGCCTTTTGTCCGTCCATCATGTACATTTTTATTGTTTCTGTGTTCTTACAGGCTTTACAATTCCGGCTTTTCCATCTCTGGAAGCTGCAAAGCTGCTTTATGCTTCTCTGCGATCTGCTGTGCGGTCTGCTGTGGTACGCCGTATTGCTGCGCCGCTTGTACTGGTGCAGTTTCTGCCATGCCGTATGCAGCTTTTGCAACAAATATCAAATTCGCATTTGTCCCGGTCTGATTATGTAATCTATTGATTGCGCAGTTTTTACAAATATCAAACCATTTTTTAGCCGTGTCACCATGTGACGAGTTTGTTCTATACACTCCATTCATCCAGTCAGTAAACGTTGTACGATTAATCCCAACTAAAAAGCTAAATACTTCTAGGGTTGGTAATACATGATATTTACTGCATAATCTCACATAAGTATTAAACATTTTATCTAATAGCTCTATATTGTCATTACTTGGCTTTTGTATATGATCTGCAATATAAAAAATCATATCTACAAAGCTATCTGATACTTCTTTCTTATAGTTTTCGTTATCTGGTGATATACATAACACAGTATTTATATATTCATCAGCATATATATTAATATTATCTAAATAAATATCTACGTCTTGTACATTTACTGTATTATCTTTCATGTTATCACCTCACTTTAATACGTTAATTTGTAAATAAAAAAAAAGAGAATGTCACCTGGTAAATCTTATTCCCGGAAGGCTTCCGGGTGTTCGGGTACATTCTCTAAAACTTAAATAAAATATTCTGTTTTCTTTGTTGCTGATACCTTAACACAGTTTTTAATATCTTGTCAAATTTAATTTTGCATAAAATAAAACCATCTATTTTGTTAGTAATTAATAAATAATAATTGGGGTATTATATTATAATCTTTATTTATATTTATATCTTATATATTATTATACGGTACTGTATAGCATATCTTTTAATAAACTCTAGTCTTAAGAATCTATGGAGGGGTAAAAGATATATTATATATAATATATTTAAACATAATAAAAGCCAGACCTTGCCGAGCTTCAATACCTGGCTGATCTGGCTTGTTAACTGCTACTTTATTCTGTTCAGGTACAAACGATTTTGCAATAACTACCCCTCCATGAGTTCCCGCGACCGTCGTTAACTATAACGTTACTGTAAGATTTTCGAAAAGTCAAGTTGAAAAATAAAAAATATTTTTTCTTGACAACCGAAAAAAACTGTGCTATTGATAATTATAACAACTTTGGCGGTGGGTTGTACCACTCATACCGTCGTACACCGCCACAATAAAGAATACCAGAAAAGCCCCGGGATTAATTTCCTAGGGTTTTATTTATTTGCTTTGTTAAACTTTCCCATTTATCCCATACTTTTTCATTTCGCGGCGTTCCATTTAGCCAGCCTAATATATTTGGAATTTCCGTTTGAGATTGATAATATAGCGCTTCTGTTTCGCCTATATATTTTTTATCAACAATATTTTTTATATGCTGTACTTTTTTATTTTTAGCTGGTAAATTATCGTTAATATAATTAATAATTTCCGTATTTCCGTATATTCTTAATCTTAATTTTTCTTTTTTCTTTTTGTTTTTCCATATGTCAATAATTCCGTGAATTTCTATATATCCTCTTAAAAAGTCACTTTTATTTGATATTTCGTTCAATTTTGGAAATTCTGTTATCTTACGACATTTAGCGCAGTTCTTGCCGCTTTTTCCCTGGTATACGTTGACTCCTGCTTTCTTTGCCAAATATTCAATCGGCCATTTATCTATATTTCGAGCAAAAATATATTGTTTTCCGTTCTCTTTAGCTAAATAAGCCGTGGCCCATATAATACCACGGCTATAATCGTCAATCATTTTCCACCTCTTTGATATAATAAATACTAACAGGATCTCCGTTTTTATTGTACAAAATATGAGCTGCTCCGGTATAGGTGAGGTTTCCAAAATCAAGACTTTTATTATTTCCCTCCCAGCTATAGCCAGCATCTTTTAGACTTTTTCCTGTTGCATTTTCAATCATGTTTTCCACATAATCTTTTATTGGATCGCTTTCGCTCCCTGTCCATTCTTCTGAGTATTCGCATTCCATAGATTCTGGATTTACTTCGCATCCATCGTTATTTACAGATACAGAAATATTATTGCAATATATTTTTCTCATATTTTTTATCCTCCTAAAAGTTTAATTATAAGTTACCCTATGATTTTCAAATATTTTCGATGCCCGTCCATGTTCTTGTCTAAGGCGTAAAAGCAAGGATTTTCATTACCTTGTAAAACTTCGTTTATTTCGTAATCCCAACCCCAGGGAGCTTTTACCATTAACTTACCCATATCGTTTTTAAAAGGCTCCCATCCTTTTGGTGTTTCTACTGTCATTTCTTCCCAACAATCAGCCGTTGCATGTGGTGCTCCAAAAGTGTATTTCTTTCTTTTCTCTGCTCCCAATACTCCGTAATTGCAATAGATTTTAATTTCCATGTTCTTTTCCTCCTTTTATCCTCTTGTTTCTTCCCAATCGCCACCGTCAAAAATCGTGACCTGTCTGTGAATTGTCTGCAACCAATCTTCACCAGTAGAATTCCCAAACGGATCGTGACTTTTTCTTGCAACTTCCTTTTCAAGCTCCACGTAACGACACCACGTGGTTTCATCCTTTACTACTTTCCATCCTTTTTCGACTAATTGTTTAATTCTTTCTTCTCCTGTCATTTTCTCTCCTCCGTTTCTTCCTGATCTGCTCCCTGTCTGGTTCTGTGCTGCTCTTCTTTAACTGTCTTTATAATACCATAAGTGCATTATATTGTCAATAATATAAGTGCATTATTTTTTATATTTTTCCATTCTTTCAAGCTCTGCCGCTATTACTTCCTTTATAAATGTATTTGGCTTTTCGATTCCTAGCTTTTTCATTTTTTCTTTTGTACCAGCTGGAAATATTATATTTATACGGTCGTTCTTCTTCTCGTATTCTCTAACGGCTTTTCTTTGTGCTTCTGTTGTCTTTAATTCTTCCATATTGTAAGCCCTCCTTTTTATAATGATAATACCATAAGTGCATTATATTGTCAATAATATAAGTGCATTATACACAATGCACAATTAAGCACCACTATATAAGTGCATTATTTAGTTATTATTCCATATTGTATAAGTGCATTATATGTGGTATTATAATATCAACAAAGGAACACAAGAAACAAACAACCGGAACCGCCCGAACCACTCAATCCAATGAGGACATAAGGAAACGGATCACGATTAATTGAAAAATTCTAGTTCCTAGGCAAAATAAAAAAGCTGGCTGCATCCCACCAAGACAAACAGCCAGCACCAAACTAAAAAGAAAGGCAACCCCATTATAACATGGGTGAGGGTAAAAAACAATGAAAAAAATATTTACATTAAGAATCAGCGCAAAGAGATGGTTTCAGAAGTCCTATGGCAATACTTACCATGTTGTAAAAGCCGTGGTTAATGGGAATGAGGTTGTTATCTCCGATATTAGTTATGGATACGGCAATCATTTCTTAACAACTGCCGCCGATCTGCTGCGTACTAAAGGCTATGAAGTGCCGGAGGACAACGGAAAAGCTTATTCCATGATGGCGAAATTTCCATACACCGTGGAAGATGTAAAAAGAAAGAAAGACTTAGTTTTCTAGCAAGGGGCGTTGGCATGGATAATAAATATTTGAGAAAACTTAAATGGGCGGTCTTTACGATAATTGACCGCGCCACACAGGACGACCGAAAAAGCAAGGTAAAAGTTTCTGGTGCATTCAGTTACCCGAGTAACGCAGAGGAGTTTATAAAAACTCTCCCAACTGATCACAAATGGTATGTTCTTGATTTTGACGATCTGGAGCGGTTCGAAGAGTTTTATAATTTTATCCAGGATCTTAACGAGAAATACGGTGATTACGCAATATTTCATGTTAAAGATGGAAATTTCACAGTTGACGAAGAAAACAAATTCCGCTATATGCTTCATATTTGGACAGATACAAAAATTAGAGGGGTTGACATGTTTTGAAAATTAACGCTTTTACTTTAGTTTCCGATTTACCAGAGCGCATTAAACAACAGATCTTACAGGAAGCACGGCATACCTTTGAGGGACTGTCTTATCCTGTGGACATCCAAGAAGAGCTTGAAAACGTGGAATGTTCCAAAATGTGTGATATTGAATGCACGGTTAATGTGCAGAAGTATTATACAGAACGTGTCAAATAGAAAGGAGAGCGAAGGCATGGGAAATAACTATATTATCCATTTGCAAACTGGAAATAGAATAATTACAGAAGGAGAAGCGATAACTAACGCAGAAGAGCAGAAAGCTAAAGGAATAAAACCGCATTATGCGCTTTTTGACGGTGATAAAAAGGAAAAGCTTTCAAATCCTGGCTGGATGATCTGGTCAACTTGGGAAGATGGTGTAGGCGTTGTAGTCCCTCGCGATGATGGAAAGCTTGTTTTGCTTACTGGCTGGCAAGGTGATTTTGCATACTGTTAGGCGCGGCGGTCTTATGCCCGGTTTGATTCCGGGCAAGTTTTTATTCTGTTTAATTTTTGCTCTGCGTATGATATAATAACATAAAATTATGGGGGGTAATACAATGATAATGTTAAAAACGAAAAAATGGGAAAGTATTGTAAATGAAACTATTAAGAATTTTTTTGATAATTATAAAGTATTTGATGATAACAAAAAGGCTTTAGAAAATAAAAGCCTGCATCAATATATCAATGATTTTTGCAAAGAAAGCCCGGAAACAGAAATTTTGCACTTTTTATTTACTGGTGAAAGCGAATATATACAATTTACTGGAAAGTATAATATTTCTTTGTATGATGAATTTTCACAAGAACTTGAAAACAAATTGATTGATGAATTTTATTCACTCAATCAAAAATCATTTTGTGAAGATCTCGAAAGTTTTACAGATTATTTTTTATGTGAACACACTGTTCTGCTAAAAACCTATATTTATGATATTCTTGATGGTTTTACGGCTGAAAAGTTGAAAAGCCTTATTTTCGATTAATTTTTTACCGCTTCCCGGTATCCAGTCCAGCGGCACGTTCACGGCGTGCAAGCGGTTTTTGGCATTCTGCCAGATGTACCTTGCAAAGTTAATACCAAAAGTCAAATAATTAGCGCGCTATTTTAGCCGCAAATGGCTTTTAATGCTGTTAATAGGGATTTATGCCACTATTTGCATTATAAGCCGTTTATGAGCTTTTAAAACGCTTTATAGTGTGTTACATGGTTTATTGACTGTCTGCGGATATAGATGTATAATAGCCTTGTATAGCTATGTGCAGCTATGCTTTATTTGCGTACCGTTTAAATGGGCGCATTGTGTCCGTTCATGGGCGCGGTCTGTCCAGGTTCTGCGGTGATCCGCAGTATTTGCCATTTTAAGCCGCTTTAATTTGTTAGGCAATTAAGTCTAGGATAAACGGTTTTAAAGCGATTTTTGGGGGGATTTATCAAACGTATTATGCAACTTTTAAGCAGTGCTAGGATGACGTTTTACGGGTTTCTGGAATATTTCGGGAATTTCTGTATAGTTGCAACTAACTGTATAAATCCCGGATGTGTTATTTGGGGTATGTGATAAAAAGTGGGGAATTTCCAGAATAAAAAATGAGAGCCAAAATTGACTTGAAATTCTGGTTCCCATTAAAAAAATAATTTTGCACAAATAATTTCATAGCGTAAAGTCGTGAGTAGTGAAAAAATCACAATTTATTCAATCCCTCTTTCTTCCTGGTTCCATATCTTCTCTTGGAAGATTTCTCCAATCGTTCCGTCCGCTTAGTCTGGGACTTGGAAAGTTTCTTCTTTCTCTGGTAACTATCGGTCGTTGTTCCCATTCACGCCCTCCTTGTTAATCTTCTGATTCCTGGTTTCAAAGTTTATGATCTCTGTGTCTGTTTCCAGTTCTTCCGGGATTCTTCCAACAATGATAACTCGTAGTGGTTTCAATCTCCGTTCCATCTCCTTAAACCCTGTGCAGAAATCTAATCTTGCTGCCTTGCTCTTTACTCTTCCATTGGTGCAACAGGCAACCGTACTTCCTTCTGGCAGTCCATCAAAACACCAGTCCCAGCAATACTCCGGGAGGATGTTTACGTTCGGAATCACTTGGATATCATTCAAGATCATGTAGTGCGCCAGCGCATGATTACGGTATTTGTTCCATAAGCACATTGCCAGTGGCATTCCATTCTTGCCGACCGATATACTGAAATCTGGCATAACGACTGCGTGGAAACATTTTAAATGCTCCATGTACTTGTCTGGCTGATTCCAGAATCTTTGAAACTGTACATCGTCCACATAGAAATTTACATCCAGTTCCCGATGATTCTTAATCTTCCGGCTGAAGCTTTCCGCAAAGTCTACAGTATCTTTGCCAGGATGGATAAAAGTTTTTGGAATTTTCGGGATTCCATATTTGCCATCAAGGTCTGCATCCGTGATTAAAAACTCTTTCATTACGTCATAAGCTGTATGTATCATTGATTCCACTCCCATTTTTTTCTCTTATAGTGCTAAAAGGTACTTATATTTGTAAAATACCATATGTTGCGTCTTGATGCAAGTTTTCCTACTAAATATCTTGTGTTGTTCTGGATGTAGAGTTAAAATCATATCGTCAGAACGACGCAAGGGAAATCTCCATTTTTCAAGGCTTCCAGACCTTAGCTTAAATGTCAGTGTTGCACATGTAACCGCCAACGGTTCCACGGTAATTTTCTCAAAAAGTTCATTGACAATCTGCCTGTTAATGTCCTGTGGAGTAACGCCTTTGAACTTTTCTAACTGTTCTTTAATAGCACTTAATTGTATTTCTACTGGCTCTGGACTTTTTGTATTTTGGATTTCTAGAATATGGCTCTCAATCTGTTTTATCTGCTTCACGTATTCTTTATTTCTTGAAATAAACTCATCATCAGATATTTTTCCATCCAAATTGTATTCCAGTATTTTTTCTCGCTTTTGTTTTAACATGTCAATCTGTTTTTCAAGTCGTGAAATTTCGTTTTTATTGTCTGGAATATTTTTTATCGAGGACTGCAAAATTTCAAAATATTCTTCCAAAATGCTGTCAATATTTTCAGAAGATTTATTTATTAATTCTGCAATTATTTCTTTCAGTTCTGATTCTGCCAGTCCGAATGAATCACATGAAGCTGCTCCGTTTTTTATCTTATAACTGCATACCCATCGAACATCTTCTTTTCCTCTGATATAATGTTGCTTCATCCAGTATGGAGCTCCGTCATTTGCGCAGAAAAGTTTTCCAGTGAAAATATTTTCGTTTTTAAAAGAGGTTCTTCTTGATTTTATAGCTTCTCCACGCTCTCTTAAATATGCGTTTGCCTTTTCCCAGGTAGTTTCATCAATGATCTGCGGTACTCTGGAACCATCATCCTTAAACATTATCCATTCTGACTGCGGAAGAAATTCTTGTTTCTTTGTGAACATATCGACAACCTTTACTTTTCCTCCGCAATAGTATCCTTTGTATTTTGGATTCCGAATAATATTTTTTATGACATCTCTACTGATCTTACCGCCTTTGAAACTTCTGTATCCCATATCCCAGAGTTTTTTTTCGATTCTTGTCGTAGATATTCCGGAAGCGTAATCTTGAAAAATCATTCGAACCATTTCTGCTTCTTCTGGAATCAGTTCGAGCTTCCCTTGATTGTTTGAGTATCCATACATTCTGTGTCCGAGAACAACACCGTTTTTGATCGACTGTGCGTGTCCAAACTTTACTCTTGAAGAAAGCTTTCGGATTTCGTCCTGCGCTACCCCGGCCATAATAGTAAGTCGGAACTCACTATCATCATCAATAGTGTTAATTCCATCATTTTGGAACCAAACGCATACGCCGTAAGACAACAATTCTCTGGTGTATTGGATGCTATCAAGAGTGTTTCGTGCAAATCTTGAAATTTCTTTTGTTATAATCATATCAATTTTTCCAAGCTTTGCATCTCTGAGCATTCTTTGAAATTCTTCTCTTTTATCCGCATGCATTCCAGAAATACCATCATCAATGTAAGAACCCGCAAACTTCCATCTGTTGTTAGAATGTATCAGTTCTTCGAAATGTTCCTCCTGGTGCTTAATGGATGCTTGCTGTTCAACTTTTTCAGTAGAAACCCTGGCATAATAAGCAACATTTAGTTCAATGTCGTAAATGGAGCAATTTCTTAATTTTTCTCTGACATAATAAATATTCATAGTGCATTTCTCCCTTAATAAACAGGGAGTGGAATCATATAAAGTATAACACCTCATATAAATCCACTCAATACATTGTCGTTACTTTCTAATGCTGATTTCAGCTTTAATTTTATCTCTTGTTTTCTCATCTATCAGACCAAGTGAGAACATTCTTTCGTTTATGGCATACAATATAGCTTTTCCCATTAATTGTCCCTCCATATAATTATCTTGTTTTAAACGCTGTTTTTCTTTATCTTTTGTATGCCCTATAATTTCTACCATTATTCTCTTTTGAACGATTCTTTGCTATTTTAAATACACAATTATCACGTTTTACAACAAATCAAATATATTGACCTGTCCATCAATCTGAGATTCTTCCAGATTGTAAAATTTGCAAGCTATATAATCTGGATTCCAATCAATTTCCAGTTCGTATTGCAAGCACTGTGGATGCTTTCCACCACGGAAGAATCTGCATTCAGAACAGGTATGCTGATAAGCTGTACCACCAGACCGCTTATACATTTCGCTTATCTTTCTCATAGAATCACTCGCTTTACTCTTGACTTTCCTCTCGCTTTCTTCTTGAAGATACCATTTTTAACACAATCCCTCGGATCACATCCTCTGCTATGCTCTTCAATCAAGATATAATCACAGGTTGCATTTGTACTCCATGCATTTTCGCTCTTGCTGTAATAGTCGCATTTCGAGCATTGTCTCCGCTTTAAGCCTATAATTTCAGTGCTTTTTAATTCTCTCCATGGTTTTCTATCTGGCAATTTTCCGCACCTCCCAATCTGGCAGTATCTATAATTTTTAAAAGGTCTGGACTTAGTTTTCTTCGTTCCTGTTCTCTCTGCACTTCTGCCCGGTACGTCCTTTGAAAATTTGACTGAACTACACTCCACCATGTACCATCCACATTTTCAGATGTTGCCCATTCTCTAAGTTGCGCCGGGCTTGATACTGCTTTCTGAATGATTTTTGGAAGCTTGTCAAACTCTGTTTCTGCATTATATGTAGAGTTCTGAATAGCTTTGCATACCTTTTCCCAGGCTTCTGTTTCATTCAGCTCTTCCTTTTGCGGTGCAACGCTTTGTGCGCATTGCCTTAATGCAGCTATTGAAGGCTCTTTCCATTCTGTCTGCATATATTTTTTTAACCCAAAACTTAAAAGCTTGTAATCTAGGTCTTTCAAAAGTCCATACCAAGTATCAAAAGCATATTGATCTGGCAGAAATGATGGAGAAGTGTACAAAGCTTTCATTGCCTTTACCAGTACCGCCCATTCTTCTCTTGTCATACCCAATTATCCACCTCGCTTACCCTGTTTTGGATTTTCTCCATGTAGCTTTGCGGTTTACTTCCGGCTTTATCAAGATAGTTCCCTTCAAATACCTTCGCAAAGTTACCGGGCTTTAAGAACCAATCGAAAGTTATCATCCAGCCTTCTTTGTTCTGGCCTTGTAAGAAGCTGCTATGGCGAATGTTTTCAATAGCTTCTAAGATATCGTCCATATGGTTCTGACGGATTCTGGCTTTCACTGCTTGTTCTCGTTTTGATGTCATTCTTTTTACAGGATTAATACCAAATTCTTCCAGAGTATTCCATTCATCAATGATTCGTTGGACGTCAGTCTGACGAATAGTATCTTTAGATACTATTAAATCATTTATATCTTTTTCTTTATCTTTATCTAATTCTATATCTAAATCTAATTCTAATTCTAAATCTTTATCTAAACCTATATCTTTATCTGAGTGCGTCTTTTGTTCGTCTATTTTGCGTCTTTTCTGCGTCTGCCTGTTTGAACGCTCTATTAGTTTGGTATCATCAATAGAATTTCCATTTGTCAGTGAGTAACTTCCGTTATCTTTCAATAGCAGTTTCTTTTTTTCGTCAGTGTATGAAGTTTCTATATATCTGTCTCTGGACAGGGTGTTGTGCATTCTCCAATGCTTAATAACAATCACGCCATCATCAAATAAGATAACAAATCTCTTGGCAATCAGAAGCTTTAAATCATCATCATTTGCACCTATTATTTTTTCAATCCTCTTTGGTTTTCCAATAAATCCATCATCGTCCGCTCTCATGTTTAAATGAAAATAAAGGCATTGTGTTGATAACGGCATATCAAGAAAAGCGTCTGTATCAACAATTTTCATGGTAAACATTCTTTTATTTGCCAATTCTAAAATTCCTTTCTTCAATTTCTGGATTTTTCAAAAGTGTTTATCTCAATTCAACTTCAATTCCATTGATTTTCAGTTCTCCGTTTACCGGAATTACAATGGATGGAACGCCGTTTATTTCTTTCAATTCAATCAGAGCAATTTTATCTGGCTGGATGCAGATTGCTGCATCTGATGTTACAATTTTTGCAGTTTTTGAATTATGGATATTGTCAATGGCAACAGGCTCATTGCTGAAATACATTTCCCAGTTTTCCTTGAAATCTGATAACTTCTCGTCTGGAACTCCACAATATCCAAAAATCTGTTCCATTTCGTCACATGATACGGTTATCATCTCCGGGCTGTCTTTCTTCTGTTCTCTTACTTCCTGCAAAGATTCAATTAGGCTTTCAGTGAAATTGAATGTTGTGTTTCCATTGAAATTATCCATGATGAAATCCGAAAAGACATTGCTCTCATTTCCCGGTATACGTGGAATTGGTGTGCCAAGAACATTTTCGATGAAGTCTGGATGAATATTCTTTATGTTTTTGTTAAAATACAAAGTTCCATGAATATCAGTGCTTCTGTCATTGAATACAGGGAATAAGAATCCTGTTTCTGGTCTTGAGACTACCCAATCACGAACTCTGTCTTTGATGTTATTTTCAGCCACATCATAGCTAAGCCCAGCCTTTGAAAGATTTACTGGACAAATGCTGCACAGAATGTGTTCATAAATTTCTTCTGATGCATCGTGCATTTCGGTTCCATCAGAAGTCTTTCCAGGAATGTCATATACTGCATGAATGAGAACTATGTAGTAATTTTCGTTATAATCATAATTTTCAATCACTTTGTCGTAGAACTCGTCCAAAAGTTCATCGTCTTTAAGCTTACTTGCTCTGATCCGCATAAGAAATTCCTGTGTTCCATCCTCTTTTTCCTGTGATAATGGAAAATCAAGGTTCATAAGGTTTTTTCCAAGTCTTCCAGACATGGTTTTCTTGAAAATGTCAAAATACTTAAACATTTCTTCCTCTGGAAGGGAAAGGAAAGCTTCTTTAATTTTGGTTTTCTTATTTTTTTCTGCGTCCACATAACAACCACAAATACGTGTAATGGAACAATTTGCTGGTGTAAACTGCTTTTTTATCTCTGCGATTTCTTTCTTATTCATTCTTTTCCATCCTTTCTGCTTCTCTCGCCTGTTTCTTCTCAATCCACTTATTAATTTTCTCATCGGAAATCATGTACATTTGCTTTAACATTTCAATACAGATCAGCACATCTGCAATTTCTTCTATCATGTTATCACGGTTGATTTTTCCACGCTTTGCCTTACTGATTGCCTGGATAAGCTCTGCGCATTCTTCCATGCAGACGGTACTTTGATTGTTTTTGCCATAGTGCTGAATACTTTCTGCAATAATGCATTTATCAATCTTTATCCCTGTAATTAATCCATTAAGAGCCTTTGCCCCGGAATCACACGCCCATGCTTCTTTTGGTTTCATGTTAATCCTCCGCTCCGAACATTTTTCTCAAATTGTGCTGGTAATTTTTCGCAACTTTTTCAAGTCTTTTATAACATGGTCTCAGTGTGCATCTTTCTTTATATCCGTCACATTTAGTTCCGAATAGGATAACATTTCTACATACGCTATCTTGGCTAGCACAACATTTATTCATTCTTCATCTCCTCCAACTTCCTCTCAGCTTCCTCACGGGTGAGGAATACGGTTTTGCCAATGTCCTTTAAGATTGTAATTTTAAACTCAATATATTCAATAAAAGGTTTGTACTCAGGACATTCTGAACATTCATATGAATAACCACAATCTCTAATTCCGCCTGAGCAAAATCTTGTTATTTTATATACCGTATCTCCGACCTTGCACGGCAATCTCACAAGCAATCCCTGTTCTTCTAACTGCTCATATTCTGCCAGCTTTTTACAAGCATCAAGCATAAGGCTACATTTATCATCAAGACATTCTCCCATTCCACAACATGGCTCTTCAAAACATTTAGGATAATACGCATTGCCTATTTCGGATATTTTTGTTAATCTCTCCATCATTCCACCTCTTTCAACTTCTCAACTGCCAGCTTCAAAGATTCTACAAACTCATCATTCAACGCTGTGCGATCTGGATTCTCGATAAATTTTTCAAGAATGCTAATTGCTTTCTCTTCTGGTGTACAAACTATGGATTTCCCTGATTTTAAAATTTTAAGAAGTTCATCTATATTATTTTCCCAATTATGTATATTACACAAGTACCTATTACACTTAGTATTCGTTTCGCCCAATACGCATTCTGAACATTTAGATTCGCTACAATTGTGTACGGTATTTGCAATCCGCTCAATAAACTCTCTTACTGTCATTTCTTTTATCCCGAGAAGTTCTGATGCCTCACAGAAAGCAAAGTCTGATCTGGCACTTGCCGCATAAGTTATATCATGTTCATAAAATTTTAAAATGTCCGGAAAATATTGTGTTCGTAATGGCTCACAATGGTCTTTTCCATACCAATAAAATCCCTGCTTCTCAGCTTCTTTGAGAATCATTTCGTTTTCTTCTTTTGTCTTAACCAAGATACATGTATTTCTTAAATCAATCATCTGCATTTCCTCCTGTAATCTCATCAATACACTGATTCCAGCCCTCCGCAAAGCCAGCATCAGATGTATTGGCTGGATAATCTCCATTATCTTTCTCTGGCAAGTCCATAAGTGGACACCAATCAGGTCTAATACTCAAATCTGTAATATCTCTGATATTCACTCTACAGAATTGGTGAAACGTTCCGCCACATAAATTACATGAATTACAATGTTTTGGTGTATCCAACACTAATACTGACTTACTCTTCTTGGGCTGTATACCAATCGTCACCTGATTCTGAACATTTATCTTCGATTAACATTTCCAACTGTTGAACAATTTCATCTACATCAAAAGCTGTCGGCTGTTCGTCAATAACTGCACCTATTGCAAAATCCATATCCGAATTTCCAAGAGAGTCAATTATTTTGTCTGCATCTATTAATCTAGCCATGTTTTCTCCTTACCTTCCTTATCAAATCTATACCTCTGTCGCCACGACAATATCTATTATTAATAGTGCTCCTTTTTATGCTAGTAATTTTAGACCATTCGGATATTGTGTGGGTTTCTCCATTAATTTCAACATACAGAGTATTCCTTCTGTTATTTGCTTGTTCTTCTGGCGTAGCCCATCTACAATTATCTGGTTCATAATTTCCATTTACGTCTATTCGGTCTAACGAAAGCCCTTTTTTGTATCCGCTTATGTTAACCCAATTTTCAAATTTTTCGATATCTTTCCAGTCTTCGCAGACAACAATACCTCTCCCGCCATAAAACGGATAATTATGTGCTTCCTTTCTATAGCAACGTTCAATCATACTTTTATAGCTTCCGTACCAGCTTTTATTGTAAAATGCTTTACCTTCAATCAACCTCATAATCTTCGCACTCCTCCGCATATTCATAACCGTCCATATCATCACATCTGCACTGGCAGGAATCCTGTTTAGTACAGCAGATGCAGCACTCTGTTTCGCCGTCCGGACAGTATAATTTACATCTTCCCATTAATCCAGTCGCCTTCTTTTTCAAAATAAAATCTCACTGGCTCATCAGAATATTTCAATATTCCAAATCTAGCCCCGACTTGAAATGGGATGCTATCTCTCTTTAACCTTGCTGGAATCTGATGTACATATTCTCTGAACTGTTCTAAATCAAGAGCGGCTTTGTAATGATTGCAGCTTCTACATGCTGGAAGCATATTCGAAATGTCATCGTTCCCACCTACTCTTAGTGGAATTACATGGTCTACTTGCATATCTTTATAGTCAAGCAAGCATCCACAATATGCACAATGTCCATGACATTTCTTGTACACTTGTTCTCTCACAGATTTGGAAATTCTTTTCCTTTTCGTCTCATTTGTCATTGTCAATCCTCCTTATATGGTTTTGGTAGTGGTCGCCATGCCATAATATCAATCCAATCATAACCGCCGTCGAGATAATATCCGTCACAATCAATAAAGCTTGTATCCTGCCATGTTGTTTCTCCGTTAGTAACCAATATTTCTTGTCCGTCATCTGGCATTTTGCAGTCAAGCATATACCGTATATCATTTGATATGGATTCTTCTGCTCGTTCTTTTTCTGATATCTGATGATATTTTACCGGAATCCACCCTTTTTCTTTCTCGTCCTGTTCCAGATCTTCTTGAAGCTTCTCAATCATATCTTGAACAACTTTGACATACACCCCAGCGTATTTGTAGCAGTCTGAATATTTATCCTTGTACTGATTTAGTCTGTCTTTGATATGGCTCATTCTTCCACCTCTCGCTTGATTCCAAATATTCTTCCCATACAACCTGGAAATCATCATGCATCATTCTTTGAGAAATCATAAATCCAAGAACAAAATCGTTATTAATGTTTTGAATAAATTCTTCATCACTTCCATGATTTTTCATGTACTCTTGAACTCTGCATGTTGCAGTTTTTATTTCATCGGTATTGCATATAATATCTCTAATACCGTTTATGCTTCCTCGAAGCCGACGAATCCATTGTTTGTTTTCTTTTCTATCTTCTTCCGCATCCACTAGAAGAGTATTCACAATATCCAGCGCACTCCCTGGAAGCCCATGCTTATACTGTGATTTCTTTTCTATCTCAGCTTTGTATTGTTCTAATCTGGTTCGTACTCTGCTCATTATTCCACCTCACTATCCTCTGGTATCTGATAATCCGCATGTCCATTTACATAGGCTTCCTGAATCATATCCAGTACTTTCATGGCTTTCTCTTTGGTGGAATATTTTCCTAAAACAAAATATCCTCCGTTTCTTTGCGCATCCTGTAAGCTCCAACATATAACTTTTAATGATTCTGGAAGTTTTAGATTCACTACAATATTTTCAAACTTTACTAGCGCTGTTTTATCCTGACTTCTGATTAACATTTTATGTCCTCCTGTTTCTTAAAATCCATCTTCAAATCATAAACGAACTGGCAAAGTTTCTCTGCAACTTCATCCGCATTCTCTACATTTGCAAGCTGTCTAACATACTGCTTGCCACAGATAACACAAGTCAACTTTCTGATTGTTTCCCAGGTCTGCCATGAGATAATGCTGGAATCAAAAGCATTCGTCATCAGAGAACCTCTTCCAATTCCGTTCTCGTCTCTGAACCACTTTTCTCTCGGCGCTTTTAATGTGGTTGCGACATCTTCTCTGGTAAGGCAACCTTTGTATTTCTCGTCCATGCGTTTTTCTAGTTCATCTAAAAGTTCCTTCTTTTCCTGTTCTGTCATTGTGTCATCCTCACTTTCCCCATGTAAACAACTGGCACGCTATTGTGCAGTCCTCAATGATTTTAATACTCAATAAAATCAGATAGCTCCATCTGGCCAACTACATTATTGTCTTGCATCCACCATAGATAGACTTCTTCGCCACAACTCCACTTTGTATCTTTCCCACGCCGCTTGCGTTCATTAATCATTCTGTCAAAAGAATGTATGTAGGCTTGCTTGTACTTTGGGAAATCATACATTTCTTTTTCCCTCTGCTTCTTTGATGCAAGTGGACAACCCAAACAGCCTAACCGATCATATTCGCATTGATATAGCTCGCATACTTTAATGTTTTTCTCACCAATGAACTGCCAGATATTTTGATCTGTCCAGTCAATGATTGGATTAACTACTGTCTTTGCTTTCATCTGGCAATTTTCAAATAACCTTCTAGTATTATCATTGTCAGTGATAAGCATTTTCTCATCAGAAACACCGATGCTTTTACTTGCGGTCTGCCCTAACACCTCAAATGGGCTTCTGCTACTTCTTTTTCTACTCTCAGCCCATCTAACACCTGTCGCAATCAATCTGTTTGGATTCCCACCCTCTTTTAATTCTGAACAGCAATACCGAACAATTCTGGTGGGTGGCATCAGCTTTTTTGGAATAAGATTCCACATAGTAAGTGGCTTTCCGTTTTCCTGTAAATGATAATCAATCTCGCATTTGATGGCTTTATCTGCCAATTCAGAAAACACATTCTTGATATGTCTGACTGTCTGCGGTGCATCTACGGTGGTGTGAGAATTATGAACCTCAAACGGGATTCCAGATATTCTGAACAATCTCAGAAGTACATCCGAATCCTTTCCACCGGAATACTCACATACAAGTGGCTTTCCATAATGTTTCAACGAGAGATCAGATACAAGTCGAATTCTCTCAATTGCTTTTTGTTCTAAATCCATAATATTTACACTCCAAATCTTCTGACCAATTCTTTATTCAAATCCGGGATTCTTACATCTGTTTCAGATTCCAGTTCCTCAATCATGCTCATAAAGCTTCTTTCTCCACGGTTTGCTTGTCCTACAAACTCATTTGCACAATTAATTACGTCCAAAAGTCTTTTAGCGGAAAAGCCATGCAATTTCCGTAATGCTAGCATGGTTGTTACTGCGTTAATTGTATTCGCCCAGTCGTCACCAGTATTGAAGCCATCGTTATAGGCTTGATCTTGCATGATTTCCAACTCTTTACGTGAGTTCTGCATGGCTCTGGCGAATGCCTGTGACATTTGATTGTCACAAGCCAGCACCCTATTTTTCTTTGGTGCTTTCATCTTTAATTTGCTTCCCATATTTTTCCCTT